GTTGATTCAAGAAGAAATAAATGGTCAAAAACTGATGAAGCTAATTTGTTGAATACTTATGACCGCGTAACATTGATGTATAAAACTGGTTCAGAACAATTAAAATAAATTAAATATTTATTTCACAATTAAAATTATTCATGTATAATTAACCTACACTCAAAAAACAAAACGGATTAAAAAATGAAAACTATCTCAATACAACGTGACGAAATTACTGACGAATTTGATACCCCTGAAAAATTCTCTGATGATATTATGGAGTTATTATTCGATGGTTATTCTGTGGAAGGCGAATCTGTAACCGGCCAAGCAATATCCTATTTACAAACCCATATAAAAACTAAGGGCTGGAGATTTGCAAATTGGGATTTTGAAAACATATTATCTCAAGCTGGTTTTTTAATTACTACGGGCACTAATTCACGGAATCAAACATGTATGGTTGTTTACCTTTAATAAATAATTGGTAAAAAACCACCAAAAAATCTAATAAACCGGTTCTTTTTTACTCAAAAGGACTGGTTTTTTAGTATTAGAGGTTGTATGCTTCTTCCTTAATGCAATCAATTGCAATGAGGAAAATATGCCTGTCACAATTAAAAAGAAGGATGATGAGGTTGGCAATGCCATGGGCACTCAGTCATCTGTCACATTAGTTAAAGCCAAAAAAGTATCTAAAGCTGAAGGTGATGTTCTTCAATCTAATGCATTATTGATTGATGATATTTTTTCTTTAGATTATTTTGATGCTGAATCAAGCCCTAATGCCAAAGTATTAAAACCTCCATTTAATCCAAGTACCTTATCATCTTTTTGCCAAGAAAATAATGCACTTGGTCAGTGTATTGCGGCAATGGAAGTAAACATTGATGGCACTGGGTATGAAGTTACTGCTTCAAATGGTGGCGAAGAACAAACGGATGCTGAGAAAAAAGAAGCGGAAGGAATCACTGAATTCTTTGATGAGATTTTTCCAACTAAATCATTTATTACTGTTCGCAGAGAACTCCGTAGAGACCAAGAAGCTTCTGGTAATTCTTATTTGGAAGTATTGCGGTCTATTAGTGGTGATATTGTTTTTGCCAAAGCTTTAGAATCGGTAAGTATGAGACTGCTTAAATTGGATGACCCTGTTCCAGTTTCCGTAACTATTATGAGGTTCGGTTCTGAACAAAACGTAACTATCATTAAACGGGAACGTAGATTTGTTCAAAAGATTGGTGATAAAAGTATTTTCTTTAAAGAATTTAATGCAAGTCGGGACTTAAATAAATGGACTGGTATTTGGGCTGAACAAGGTCAGAAATTACCAGTAGAAGATAGAGCTACGGAAGTTATACATTTTTACCCTATTCGTGATGTTACAAGTCCTTATGGTTTACCAAGATGGATTAATCAGATACCTTCAATATTGGGTTCCAGAAAAGCCGAAGAATTAAATCTCGATTTCTTTAATGCCGGTGGATTACCTCCAGCTATTATTGCTATCCAAGGTGGCGAATTAACGGAACCTGTAAGAAAACAATTAAACACTTACTTATCTGGTAAAGGGGCAAGCAAGCATAGAGCCGCTATTATTGAAGTTCAATCAACCGGTGGCTCATTAGATTCTGCTGGTAATGTTCGGATGACCGTAGAAAGGTTCGGTGCGGAACGACAACAAGACTCGATGTTTGAGAATTATGATTCTCGTTGTGAAAAACGGGTAAGGTCTAGTTTTCGATTACCTCCAATGTTCGTAGGTAAAGCAGATGATTATTCTTTTGCTACCGCCTTCGCTTCTTACACTGTTGCAGAAGCTCAAGTATTTCAACCAGAACGGTCTGAATTCGATGAGATAATGAACAACACTATTATGAAGCATATAGCTCCAGGATTTACTTTCCGCTCATTACCGTTAGCAGTTCGTGATGCCACACAACAACTGAAAGGAATTGAACTTTCAAAAGATGCATTAGATAAAGAAGGATTTATTAAGGCTATTAATGAAGTAACGAACATGAATCTTAAAATACCCGAAGGTGTGGCAAGTGAACCGGTTGTTAAGCCCACTGAGGAGCCGGTAGAGGGGGAAGAAGATAACGCTGATATAATCAATGCATTGGGTAGACAATCAACCCCACAAGGAACACAGAAGGTTTCTAAGATTGACCCTATGGAAATGATTGAGCTTGCCGGAACTTGGGCGGCTTATAGTTCTGGGGCTGATACTAAAATTGACCCCCTACCACTTTATGAAGTTATAAAGTCAATGCCTGATGACCAAAGAACTTTATTTGATGCTTACGTTTCCATTAAATTAATGTCAGGTTTTGATAATGACCCTGAAGGTGCAACTGAATTGATGGGTGCGGCTACAGATATTTTAATGATGAAACATGAATGCTGCGACCAAGATCACGGGACTTAAAAAATGGCAATCAAGAATGAAGCATTCTTGGTTTTGGAGTTCTCATTAGCAAAGAAATTGGACACCGCGACCAAGAAAGAATATTTACCTAAAGTAAAACGGGCGGCTAGTGCGGCTCGTAAAGGTGATTTCAATAATGCCCGTGATGAAATAAATAGCATCAATCTTACCAAGGCTGTTATAGCTCAAAGACAGTTTATTGAATTGATAGGGATGCAGGCTATTTTATTCGGGGCACGGGATTTTTCTGCGGCAAAGGACACTGGTTTTGCAGGAAAACCACCACCAGAACAGCTTAAAAAGGCCACTGACACGATTATTAGAATGATTGTGTTGAACACTACCGAATTGATTAAGAAAAGTGCCCACAGGCTTTTAGATTTAGAAGAGGTGGCTCAAAAAGAATCAGAGTTTGTTACTCAAAAAGGAGCAACAAGTGGTTTTGTCCGTAGCTTTACTTCAAATGTGAGTAGCAACGGTAAAAGCATGATAGATATTGGTTCCAGTTTGCACACCTCCAGATTAGCAAGTTGGGGATTTACTACTGAAGCATCATTACTAGGACACACTTCTTTTATGGTTTCAGAAGTAATGGATGGTAGGACTTGTCCTGTTTGCAGTGCAATGAATGGAAAAGTGTTCCCAGTAGATACTGCTAAATTAAGATTAGAGGGGGTATTAGATGTTACTGACCCAGAACAATTAAAGTCTATGGCACCGTGGCCTAATCAATCAAAGCAGGGCATTAAAAAACTCCAAAGTATGTCAGACGGTGAACTTATAAATGCTGGCTGGGATACCCCTCCTTATCATCCAAGATGCCGAGGCGTATTAAGAAGAACTGATAAAGAGGCTCCATTATCTGTACCAACTATTCCATTACCTATTGCGACTGAAGCAGTAGAAGCACAAACTGTTAGAGAAGTGGTACCTTTACTTGACGTAGCGGATACTGGTTTTTATGATAAGGGTAGGGAATTTGTTACCAGTAATGGTATAAGAGAACAAGCAGGTAGCATTGAGTATGCTTGGGTTTATGATAAAAATGGCTCTGCTATAATAGCTAAACGTGGTGAGAAAAACGCAGTTGCTTTTAGTCCTGAAGAAATGACTGCTATGAAGGAAGCAGAGGATGTGGTGTTGGTTCACAACCACCCCAGCTCACAATCATTATCACCTGCTGATTTCAGCATAGCAGGTAATATAAATGGGACTATTGTTGCTGCAAGCAATCAAGGGAATGAATACTTAGGTAGGATGTTACAACCCAAAGGATTCATAGAAAAAACAGATAAAATTTCCGATTTGGTTTATAAAAAAGCGGATACTTTATTGAAAGGGAAAATAACCGTAGCAGAAGCACAAAGTAATCATTGGCACGGGGTTAATTTAGTTCTTCGTGATTTAGGTGTAGTTGAGTATGAGGCTATTTTAGCAACCCAGCCGTCAAGTCATTACTTGAATGGGATGAAAGAGATAGTAGAGGAAATAAATAGAGGGGGTATATTGTAATGGATATTCTTTTAATAGATTCACCTGTAACTAGGTATTCTTCAGAAGAGGAAATTATTGAATGGATTGCTGAATTAGAATCCAAAGAAGAAACCACTGAAGTTATAAAGGCAATAAAGGATGCAAAAAAAGATTTAAAAAATAGAATTAGCACTGAATAATAATATTTACTTTAAATTAAATTAAAAAACTTTGTGCAATTGATTGCAATAACTAAAAAGAGGTAGTAAATTTAAACCATGATAATGCTTCTGAAAAAATTAGATGACGAATTGCAAGTGGTGTATGGGGAAGTTTATGCTCCAAACGTGCCAGATTCTCAGGGCGATTTTATGACTGAAAAAGAAGTCGTAAAAATGGCACATGAGTTTATGAAACACGGCTCTCTTACAGCGATTGATACTAATCACGATAATGAAGAAACAGGTTCTATTGTAGTAGAGTCTTATATAACCAATGCCGATGACCCTATCTTTGTAGATGGTGCTTGGGTTGTTGGGGTTCACGTTCCAGACCCAGAGATTTGGGCACTGATTAAGAATGGCGAATTAAACGGCTTTTCTATGGAAGCACTGGTAAAGGCAACATCCAAGGTTATTGAATTGGAAGTGCCAGATACTATTATCGGTGAAACCCTATCTGATAACACTGAACACACGCACGAATTTACAGTTAAGTTTGATGAGCAGGGAAATTTTCTTGGTGGGAGTACAAACATAGTCAATGGACATGTTCACACCATTTCTAAAGCTACGGTTACTGGGGAAGCTGAAGGGCATACCCATAAATTTTCTATCGTAGAAAGTATGGAGGGATTTGAAGTTGCCTAAAATTAAGATGAACGCTAAGGAGTTGGAGGATGCGAAAGTATCTTTTATTTCTTTGGTCACTAGACCAGCAAACCGGATACCGTTTAGAATAACGAAGTCCGATAATGATAATTCAAAAGATGGGAGTTTACCTATGTTCAATTTGAGCAGCGTTTTTAAACGTGATGGCGAGCCTTCAAAACAAGTGCCTACGGTTACGGCATTAGCTATTCGTAAAGAAGATGCTGATAAGCTTTTACCGATTCTTGTTGAGAAAGGTTTTAAAACTGATAATACAATCGAGCGTGAAGATGCTTTGATTTTGAAACAAGTAGATGACTTCAATGAAGATGAAGTTATGGCTTTTAAAATGAGTGATGACGTTGTAGCTATGGTTAGCAATGTACAAAAATCATTCCAACCTTATACAGACAGTATTTCTTTTGCAGAAAATATTGCTGGTGCGGGATTCATGCCTGGAGTATTTACTGCTACCGATGCATTGATGGATACTTTCCATAATATCCTACGCAAAGCTGATAACTCGACTGATGTTCGTGCGGATATGGCTAAAGCTATTGGCGAATTTGGGTCATTCGTGACGGCATTAGCTACAGATTTACCGGAAGTGGTTTTTAAACTCGAAGGTAATTTGATTGCTAAAGAAGAAGGTGAAACTGAAACTGTTGCCGAAACTACTGAAGATGAAACTTCTGCTGATGAAGCTAATAGTGATGAAGCAACCGCTGATGCCGAACAAACCAGTGAAGAATCTTCACAAACAACCGAAACCGCGCAAGATGAAGTAGCTGATACAGCCGCAACTGAAGATGCAGGTACGGAAGAAACAACCCAAAAAAGTGAAGCTGATGTAGCCGCTGAGGAAGCATCTGCAATCAATGAAGCTGTTGCTGGGGATATTGACCAAGACATTTTGAACCCAAACGTAACGAAGGGTGAAGGTGATGAGAGTGGTGAATCTGAAACAGAATCTACGGATACTGATAAAGATGAAACCGTGAGCAAGGACGATTCTAACTCTGAATTGATGACTTTATTGAAGTCAATGCAGACACAGATTGAAGATGGATTATCTGGTGTAAAAACTTCTTTAGTTGCGGTTGAAAAATCGAACGAAGAATTAACGACCAGAATAAGTGCAGTAGAAAAAGTGGCTAAGTCTGCTGATGAAGCTGTTAATGGTACTGTTGTTGTTGGTAGTGATGTTGTACACAGTGAAAGCTTGGGCAATCAATCTCGCACAATGAAGAAAAATGATGCTGATGATTCTCTATGGGAAGGCACTTCATTAGATAGCATTGTTGGGCACTAATAAGTAATCAGTAATCAACCTTTGTTTTTTTAATAAATTTTATAAATAGGAGTTCAATAATGGACAACGCAGAACTAATGAAGAAAGCAGACTGGGCAGTTGGTGATTTATCAACTGGCGGCCTTTTAACTGCTGAACAATCAAACAGCTTTATCCGTAAGCTTTTGGTACAACCAACGATTTTACGTCAAGCTCGTTCAGTAACAATGAACAGCCCTCAACGTAATATCAATAAGATTCAATTTGCTTCACGTATCTTACGCCCTGGGGTTTCAGGTACAGCTCTTTCAGTAGGTGACAGAAGCAAACCTATTACAGAGCAAGTTCAATTGAGTACTAAAGAAGTAATCGCTGAAATTCGATTACCTTATGATGTTATTGAAGATAACATTGAGCGTGGAAATATTGGGGCTCAAACTGACACAGGTGGTTCGCCTACTTCTGGCGGTATCAAAGACACTATTATGACTTTGATTGCGGAACGTGCGGCATTAGACTTAGAAGAGTTAGCTCTATTAGGGGACACTGGTTCTGGTGATGCATATTTAGCATTGGTGGATGGTTACTTGAAACAAGCTACAACTAATACAGTTGATAACTTGAGCGCAGGTATCGGTAAATCTATGTTCAAATCTGGTTTACAAGCAATGCCTGACCAGTATCTTCGTAACCTTAATAGCTTACGCCATTGGGTATCTGTTGATAATGAAATTGAGTACCGTGATTCACTATCTAACCGCGAAACTGGTTTAGGTGATTCTGTTATTCAAGGCACTTCACCTGTATTTGGTTTCGGTGTTCCTGTTGAAGCGGCTTCTTTGATGCCTTCTGCAAACGGTTTACTTACCAATGCCTTGAACTTGATTTTTGGTATTCAGCGTCAGATTCATATTGAAACTGATAAAGATATTTCGGAACGTGTTTACATTATTGTTCTGACTGCAAGAGTTGATTTCAAACTTGAAGAAGAAGATGCGGTTGTAAAATACCTAAACGTCTAATTTTTTCTGGTACGTTTTGTATGGAGCAGTCGTAGATAAAACTTCGATTGTTCCATGTGGAGCATTGTTTTTTACTTTTTGGAGTATATGATATGAAGTGTAAAGGTCGAGAGCATTTAGTTACTTCTGCAGATGTTTCTGCTGGTGCTATTGTTCTAAATTTTGCCAATGAAACAAGTGGTGGTGGTGCGGTGGTTCAAGTACGAACTGCGGCTGGTGTCACAAAGGCATGGGATGGTGCGGTATCTGTTTCTAATTCAGGTGCCGTTACAATCAATAACGCTGGTTCAGTTGATTGGGTTGATACTGATGTTGTTACTGTAATAGCATTCTAAGAGATACAAATGAAAATGGGGGTTTAGGCCCTCATTTCTTTTTTTAGTATAGGGGATAGAGAAATGAAAAAAATTAAATTAAATATCGGCAATAACTATATTGCTGGTGGTAAGAAATACGAAAAAGGCAAAAACTACGCTGTTTCAGATTCGGTAGGTAATTACCTTTTAAGCGTTAAAGATACCCGTGATTTATCTTACTTTGTATTAGCTGTTGAGGCAGAAGAAGTTGATTTTTCTGAGGAAGGAACAGATGCGGATACTGGTGTAGGCGAAGAAGATGCTGGTGAAGGCGATGCTGAAGAAGCTGGTGAAGAAGCTGGTGAAGATTTGGTAGACCCTGAAGGTGATGATGCGGAAGTTGATGCACCGGATGCCCCAGAAAAACCTGTAGTTGATGCGAAAAAAACTACACGTAAGACTGGCAAGAAAGAAAAAACTGTTCAAGTTTAATAGGTAAGTATCATGGCAAAATTAGCAACCGTAGAAGCGTTAAGAATAAGACTGAATCTTGGTGATATAGATGACGTTAATCTTCGGGCATCTGCGGCATTAGAATCTGCCACGATACATTTATCTTCGCTTCTTAGAACTAGATTTGAAAGACAAACCGTTGTAGATAAATATTGGATAGACCCTGAACAAGAACCTTGGAGGGGAAACTTTTTTGAAATTTATTTAACCAACGGTTTTGTTTTTGAAGATGCCGGTGCTTTGCCTGACCCTATAATTGTGGAACTTCGGTTATCAGAATTTATAGGTGATTTAGCTGTATCTGATATTGTTCCCGACACGATTTTAATTAAGGAATTAAATAAAGGCTTGGTGATGATAACCGATGACCCTGAAAGCAATATTAGCTTACCAAGGTTTAGACGGTTTAATCAGTTTTATATTCAAGCTACCTACACTTGCGGTTTTGAATCTTCAACTAATAAGTTTGGAAAAAATTATAAATTGGTTCCAGATTGGTTAGAAGAGGCGGCTCTACTTCAAGCCATGATAGCCTTTAATTCTGATTGTGGTGATGGTGAGAAGGTAAAAGATAGTGGTGCGGTAAACATTGCACAAAATAATGTAGTGGCTCTTGTAGAGCGATACATTAGGTATTATCCTTCGGCAAGAAAACCTATTCAGTAATGGCAGATTTGCTTCAAGTCGATATTCTTGGGATAGGTGATTTAATCAATACCTTTTCACGGGTTGAACAATCACTTATTGAGGAAGATGTTGTAGATGAAGCCGGTGCAATATTATTGAATAGAATCAGGACACGGTTTTTAGATGAGACCGACCCTGATGGTAGAAAATGGGTACGCTCACCAGCGGCAATAGCCGGTAAAGGTAAAGGCCGTAAGGGTAAAAGTTTCGCTACATTGTTTGATACTGGGGTATTGTTCCATAGCATACAATTATTTAAGCGAGGTAACGATGTAAGGGCTATTGGTACCGATGTTAAGTATGCACCTGTACACCAAAAAGGTCTTAATGGGAATGTGAAACGGGTGTTCTTGGGTTTCAATGATGAAGATGAAACCATAATACAGCAATTACTTATAAACAGAATAGAGAAGGCAAAAAATGGCTGACATAGTTTCAGATGCGGTGGCAGATTTAACGTCTAAATTGCAATTGATTTCATCTATTGCCAAGAAAACTGTTTACCTTTATGACCAAGATGATTTACTTGATGCCAAAAAGAAAATAGGGTTCCCTGCGGTTGGGGTGGTTTATGTTGGTATGCAAGGGAATAATGATTCAAGTAGAACTGGGTTAGCGGCAACCTTAGTTTGTGATATTTATTTGATAGGTGGGGAACAATGCAAGGATAAGATAGGTGATTTAAAATCCGGCTCAACATTATTACTTGATGAAATGAGAAGGGAAATTGCTTGTACTAAACTTGTAAGAGCTGGGGCACAAAGAAAATGGCAATTTGTTGCAGAGTCTCCAACTGAAATAAGTCCTGCGGTTTTGGGCTATGTTCAGCGTTGGAAAACGGTTGTGTTACTTACCAGTTGATTACTTTGTAAAGTAGTTGTACTCTTAACTATATTAGGTGGAATATGAAAAAGAATAAACAGAAACAAAAGGATGTTGTGAAAGCAAAAAAAGTTGATATTGTTCTTGAAAAGGAACATTACCATAAAGGGGATTTATGCGTGAAAGGGGAAACAATAGCAGTTACTCTTTTACAAGCAGAAAAATTAGAGGAAAACCGTATTGGCTTTCGAGTCAAGGTTTCAGAGTCGAGCGAAGATAGTCAGGGATAGCCCCTGATGAAACACTTATTAAATTTTATTCGGAGAAGTTCTAATGGCTGATGCTTGCGTAGAAAATCAATACTTCTCAGGTCAAGGGGCGATTCTAGTTGGAGACCGTGATGCGGTAACTGGCTTGCCACTGGGTTTACGTCCAGTTGGTAACGTATCTGCCTTGACTCTGGGTGTAGAAACAACAACTTTTGAACACAAAGATTCATGTACTGGTGTTCGTGGTATTGACCTTGAGATTGTTCAAGAAATTAATGCCACTATGACAATGACAATGGAATCCTTATTTAAGGAAAACCTAGCATTGGCATTGTATGGTACTTCAAATGAAGTTGCCGGAGCTACTGTATCTGATGAGGCTGTGTTGGGGTACCATGATTTATGGTCTCCATTAGCTAATATTCAAGTTTCTGCAGTAGTGGTAACTGATGTTGGTGCCTCAACAACTTTTGTGGAAAATACCGATTATGTAGTTAATTCAGTATCCGGTACTATTAAGGTATTAAGTACAGGTTCAATCACTGATGGCGAATTGCTTGAAGTTGATTATACTTTCGTAACACAAGAAAATATTGAAGCGGTAACTACCGGAACACCACCTATTAAAGTGGTACGTTTTGAGGGTTTAAATACTGCTGATACTAACAAACCTGTGGTAATTGATATTTATAAAGCTTCAATGCAACCACTGGCTGAGTTAGCATTGATTCAAGATGAAGTTGCACAAATGGAAATTGAAAGTAAACTATTATCGGATGCATTAAAAACATCTGGTAGTAAATATTTCAGAGTTCGTAAAGTAGCTTAACAAAATCCTCATAGGATAATTGTTGGGTGGGTGACACGAGGGGGAGAAATAAAAACCTCCCTCTCTTTTTTTTGCGTAGTGGAGAAGAGAAATGAGTTTAGCAGATTTAGTTGCTATTAAAGAGAAGATAGAGAGTCCTCACGGGGATTTTGAGGTTCAAGGCTTGACACTGGAGGCGTTAGCCGGACTGTTAAAAGAGCATACAAAGGAAATAGCTTCTTTGTTTGATGGTAAGCTGGATTTTACTGAATTGTTAAAGGAATCACCTGTACTCGTAGCGAAGCTCATAGCTTACTCAGCAGGGGAACCAGAACATATTGATAATGTAAAATCATTACCTTTTGGAGTGCAATTGATTGCATTGCAAAAAATCTGGGAACTAACAGCGGTAGATACTGCTGAATTGGGAAACATGATACGCAGTCTCACAGAGGGGATGGAAAACCTCGACCTACCGGCACCAGCAACGAAGAAATAATCTTCGATGATTGGCTTTCGGAACTTGAGGTAGCTGCGGAATATTTAATAGCTAATGGACATGCTATTGATAAAGTATTCACATACCCGATAAAACAGCTTTACGGATTTTTCAGCCTTGCAAAAAAACGACAATCCTCAGAACAGTTTACTAACATGATGCACATGCGTTTGGCGTATCATTCTGAGCATAAAGAATTTTTGAAACTCGCAAAGAAAATGGAAAAGGATAATGGCTGATACAACGTTAGAAATACTCATCAAGGCGAAGAATACCGCTTCAAAAGTCATTACTAAATTAAATGATGATTTTAAGAAGGCTAGTGAGGCCGCAAATAAATTAGGTAATGCTCGCGTAGACCGTTTGAATAATGGATTGCGTACCACTTCTGAGCGCGTAAAATCAACCAGCACTTCCTTACGTCAATTAGTCACACGTATCTCCACTTTAGCTAGAACCAAAATAACGGCTCTATCTAATCAATTTACTCAACTACGAAACCGGATGAGAGAAGCCGGTGCCCAGTCTCAACAGTTAGCTACTAGAATGAGAACTGTTGGTCAGGGTATTCGTAGTGCTGGTGTCGCTGCTGCCGCTTTTGGGGTAGCAATGGCTTTACCTATTGTTGGTGCCATTAAGCAATTTGTTAACTTTGAAAAAACAATGGCAAGGGTAAAGGCGGTTACTTCTGGAATTACCGAAAACGAATTTAAAGAAATGACCGAAGTTGCCAAGGAGTTAGGCGCGACTACGGAATTTACTGCACAACAAGCGGCAGAAGGTTTAATATTTTTATCCCAAGCAGGATTAACTGCCACAGAATCCATGGCGGCATTGCCTGGAGTTTTGCAACTAGCAACCGCAGGTGGATTTGAATTAGCCGAAGCCGCAGATTTAGCAACCAATGTATTAGCTTCATTCGGGTTGGGTGTTGAAGAACTAAGTAGGGTTAATGATGTATTAGCTTTTACCGCTTCCAATGCGAATACCAGTGTTTCTGAATTAGGTAACGGTGTTAAGGTTGTTGGTGCCATTGCTACGGCTTCTGGTGAAGAGCTGGAAGATATGGCGGCTGTGTTGGCTTCGTTAGCCAATGTTGGTATTAAGGGTGCGGAAGGTGGTACCGCTGTTCGTAACATGTTGTTGAGATTGCAGAATCCAACAAAACGAGCAAGAGTAGCATTAGAAGAACTTGGTGTAGCCACGACTGATGCTGAGGGTAAATTTAGAGGTCTTAGACCAATACTTGCAGACCTTGGTGAAGCAAATTTAGATGCGGCACAATCTGCACAAGTATTTGGATTATTTACAGCCGGTGCTGGTGTAAGTGCTTCCAGAGCAACCACACAAATTAATAGTTTACGTGAAGCAATTAGAAATAATGCTGATGGGTTTGCGGCTTCTGTTCAAGCAATTTTACTTGATACATTATCCGGTGATATTGACATATTCAATTCTGCAGTTGCCGGTGTAGCTATTACATTAGGTGAAGCATTAGCTCCAACTATTCGGTCAATTGTGCAATCTATTACCTCTGTTATTGATGGATTCAATAAATGGGCACAAGCTAATCCAGTATTATCTAAAACATTAGGATTGGTTGTTACGGCAATATCAGCTATTTTAGTTATAGGTGGCACGTTAGCGATTGCTATTGGAGCGATAACTTCAGCCATGGGCGTTCTTGCCGGTGTTGGAGCAACCGCCTTACTACCGGCTTTAGGAGCTATTGTAGGGGGTATTTTAGCTATTGTTGGTGCGTTCGGTGTATTGAAACCTTTATTTGAGGCAATACTTGATTTCTTTAAAGATAGTTCGATTGTGGACTTTGCAAATTATCTTGGAAATGCCATATTCAGGATTGATGAATTTACTAAAGCCACTAAAGAATTAGCAGAAGCAGAAGCGGCACTTGATAAAATCAAACAAGATTTACTTGATACGATTAAAAAACAAGAAGCCGCTGGTTCCCGTGATGTGGAAATTGCAAGTGCAGAATTATTAGCCTCCTTAAGTAAAAAAGAAATTGATGCACTTCAAGACCAACTTTTAGGTAAATTAAAATTACTTGAAGCAGAAAAACAATTAGCAGCTATTCAAGGCCAAGCTCCAAAACTTATTGAAGCAATGCAGAATGGAATTAATGAAGTAACGGATGACATTAAACAAACTGTAGAAGCTGAAAAGAATTTTAATAGGGAAGCTGAAAAGGCGGCTAGATTATTACGTGCTGAAGAAGAGGCAGCATTTCGTGCTTCATTAGTTCTACAAAAAACTGCCAAAGATGCCCAAGCATTAGCCGATGCACAAAGAGAAGCATCCAATGTTCGCTTTGACCAAAATGTTGAGCAACTTGAAAGAGTAAGAACAGCACAATTGGCTGTATTGGAAGTTGAACAAGATTTACCGGCAATAACAGAGGTTTTTAAATCTCACTATATAACGGTGGCTTTTTTAGCTGAACAGAATGCGAATGAATTAAAGCAGATTGCTAAACAAGAACAAGCACAATTATTAGCAATCGAATCTGACGGCTTAGAAGCAGGGGCACAAAAAACTGCTGAATTTGCACGATATGAAGCGGAACTTGCAAGAGCAACCAATGAAAAAATATTACAGATTGAGCGTGATAAATTTTCTAAGATTGATACATTAAGAAATGAGTCTTTTAATAGACTAAAATCATTAACACAGCAATCTATTGGATTAGCTAAACAGATTTCGGATGCAGAACTTTCCGGTGAGCAAAGAATACGTGAATTGCGTAGACAAGGGCTTACTGATATTCAATCTTACAATGATAAGAAAAAGGAGATTGCGGAACTTACCAGTAAATTTAATCAGGCTTTAGCTAGTGGTGATTTTGAACTTGCAAAACAATTAGCAAACCGCCAGATTTCATTATCCGGTCAGTTGGTTGGCGAGATAAAAAAAGGTGAGCAGGTACAACTTTCAAAAGAAGCATCTGTTCAAGCGGCAATAGGTGGTACTGAGCAAGCACAACGTAGATTAGTTGAAGCACTTAAAGCAGAAAAACAAGTTGTTGATGATGCAAAAAATGCTGAAAAAGAATTGTTTGAAAGTTTAACTCAGACTTTAAATAAGTTGGATATTACGTTAAGAAAATTAGCCGGTGAGAAAATTGAATTTGAATCTACCTTTAAAGCACCAGAAACTTCTCAAGTACAACGTGAAGTAAAACGTGTGGTGGATGAAATTAGTGCAAGTCCTGAAACTGCTATTGCAATCAGCACCCTTCCTAATGAAGAGTCACTAAACACGACTAAATCAACTATCACTGGTTTTTTTAGTCAAGAAGAGATTGATGTATTGGTTCGTGCGGCCTCAGACCCAGATTCATTTTTTAAGGCGTTGGATGAAGTTGAAGCGGCTTTGGCTGGAACGGGAGTGGATGTTGAACTTATACCGGTTGAAACAAAATTCAATATTGTTAAGGCGCGTATTCTTGAAGAAGCATTAGTTAAGGATGTTGAATTTACTGCAGAAACCGCAGAAGTTGAAGCGGCTATAGAACAGTTAAGGACACCAACTGAATCTACACACACTATGATTCTGGATAACTTATCCTTAAAAGATGATATTGCTGACGTGACCCGTGATACTGAATCTAAGCATAAAATTGTTGCTGATGTTATTGATGCGATAACGGCTATTAATGATATTACTACGGATACTTCTTCCCAACATAGGATTGTTCCAGATACGGCTTCAGTAGAGAATGCAATAAGTGTTATTGTTCGACCAACTACTTCACCTCATACGGTGAATGCAAATACAAGTTCAGCACAAAATGCTATTAATAGTTTACGAAGAACTACATACTCCACCCATATTGTTAAAGTTATTGAGCAACGGGCAGTAGGTGGCCTAATTGGAGCCGTAAGACGGGCTAGTTCAGCGATACCTAAATTTGCCGAAGGAACGGCAAGGGCGATACAAGGAAACGTGCGAGGGGCTGGTTCAGGTACTTCTGATAGCATACTTGCTAAATTATCAAATGGTGAATTTGTTATAAAAGCTCAAGCAGTAAAACGGTATGGGCAATCATTGTTTCAAGGTCTTAATTCAATGAGATTTAACAAAAATAATTTACCGGCCTTTGCAGGTGGTGGTGGCGTTGGTATTCCTAATTTACCTGCGGCTGTTCCAGTAAGTAATCAAAACGGTGCAACCACAACACTTAATTTAAGTTTCAATGGGGGGCGTAACTCTACCTTAACAGGTAGCCGTGATTCAGTTGGCTTAATAGTTAATGCCTTGCAAGATATTCAACGTGGCGTAGCAGGGGGTTAGTAATGGCGATTTCTGAGGGGCCTTTTCAAAGAATACTGGTTGCTAATGGCGATAGCACTACTGAAGATAATCCTATAATACCTTTGATTTTAGACCAAGGTATCCCAGGCTTTTCATGGAATAAAGTGTCTGCATCTTCTGCGTTGGAAATGGCACCTAGTAGTTTGGGTGTCGAGTGGCTTGTAGAAGTAAGAAGAAAAAATTACGAAACTAGAGCGCCTACCTTACAAGAAATAGCAGATTATGGTGCCGCAGACGTAGTGGTAGATTTCAACTTACCTGTAATCGGTACTGAAATTATATCTCCTATAGATACTAATAGGTACAACACTGAAAGGTACGATTTCTTATATGGAGGTAGTGGGGATAGATTAGAAATTGTATCTTTCAATAGAGTTAGTGTTGGGTTGGCCTTTATAAATTTACCGAACGGTTTGGATGCTAATTTAGTTACGGAATTGACCGTTGTAGTTCAGGACTTTGTAGTTCAGTCAGAACAAAGACCGATAGATGGTACTTCTTCTAGGTTGACCCCAGCATTAGGGAATAGTTTTTTTGGGTGGCAAGCAGACCATGAGGCGTTCCAAACAGGTAAGCAGTATTTCACTGACCCAAGCCCAGAAGATGACCAAGTGCATCCTATTACTGGGTTAATAGCAATTGACCAAATAGGGCACGGGTTAAGGTATGAGCTTGCCCATTCTGGTCTTTATACTTTTAGTGGTAGGTTGGCAAGGTCAATAGACCAATACCTTTATATTTGTTCTGGGCCTAATACGGCAGATACTTGTTACCTAAAGGAAGTAGTACACCATGAGTTTGACCAAGAATTACATAGGCTCCACATGTCAGTAACTTACCAAGCACCACAACCGGTAACATTAACCGGTAGACATTTTCAGGTTACTTATGAAAAGGGTGAAATTCCTTCTGATTTAGCCAATATACCTTCGTCTTTTGGTTCTTGGACTGCAAACAATATTACACGATTTGGGGGTAACTAATTATGGCGGCAATAGTATTTAATTTAGGTGGGGTGGATTTAAACCCTAATATGATTTGGAGAGACCGGTATGTTTCTCAACAAGTAGCACAAACCACGTTGCGAACATTAGCAGGTAGTTCTATTATATTCTCTCAAGGATTATCTTTAGGGGAATCTATACTATTGGAAGCTACTGATAAAACAGGGTGGTTGACTAAAACACAAGTTGACCAAGTGTTGGCATTAGCTACTGTAGTAGGTGCCGTGTATCAGCTAAACGTAGATGGGACTATCATTGCTGTTGTTTTTAGACATGAAGAACCACCAGCGGTAGCATTTAATCCATTAATACCAAGATTAAACTCTGGTAACGATGATTATTTAATAGGTGTCATTAAGTTGACCACAGTTTAATGCAATCAATTGCAAAATTAGGAGAACATAAATGAGTATTACACAAAACGAACTGCAATGGTTTAAAGCCGCAGTGAATGATGACACTACCGCTAATGGTGGAAGAATGACAGGGGTTGTTTCAACTTCTGGAGTAAAGAACAATATTTGGCCTGATGTTTCTCAAGCTGAACGTGCGGCTGGTTCAACAAAATATCGTAAGGCTTTTATTAAAGTTGCCAATGATGATGACTTCACATTGTTTGATGGAAGGGTTTATGTTGAAACCTATACACCTGCTGATGATAGTATTGCTATTTTTATAGGTACCCAACGGGATACACAAAACACTATTACAGGCTCAGAGAGGTTGTATGGTTCTGGTGGATTAAATTCTAATGTTATTGCCTCGGCAACAGAAATGGATGTTCTTACCGAAGGTGTAGCTTTTGATATGTTCCAAAATGGTGATTTAATCAGAATATCTGATAAAACAGATGTGAATGATATTTCAGGTAACGAAGAATTTGTTACTATTTCAGGGGCACCTGTTTACGCAGGGGATGTTGCGACTATAACATTCACACCGGCACTTGTTAATGCTTATACAACGGCTTCATTATCAAGAGTTGCTTCAGTAATTGAGCAAGGTGATGTTTTTGCAAGTTTTGACTCATTCGTTGTTTCTTCAGTATCAGGTACATTTGATGAAGTCACTAATCCAATAGTGCTGGATAACATTTCTACTGTTGACGAAGATATTACTTTTACATTTACTTCACCAACAGCCTATGATGTTACTGGTGATACTTTGGGGGCTTTGGGTTCCGGTAATATCAGTTCTAACTTTTCACCAAACAATGCCACTTTTAGTAAGCCTTATTTCACCTTACACTTTGCTGGTTTCGGTGGTACTTTTGCTATTTCTGATAGTATTACTTTCACTATTCATCCTGCGGCTGTACCGGTTTGGTATAAGCGTATTGTTCCAGTGGGTGCAAATTCTTTTGCAGGTAATAAGGTGATTGTTGCTATTGACGGAGAGAGTGCATAACTATGAGTATTTCGCAATCAGTACAAATAGCTTTTGAAGATTCAGATAGTGGACTGGAAGCGAATACTCTTTTTTTAGAAGAAAGGGCTAGTGATAATAAAATGCCTTCGGTATTGTACAGGGAATCACAGATTGCAGAAGGAATTGCAACTGGGGTTTGTATTACTAAAGAGGCGGAAGAGGCCAGTAATGCTTTAGCTGTTCAATTATGCCTTGATGATTTAGCCGCTTGGGGAACAAGAAGATTAAGACTTTATCCTGCTAACATCCTACCCGAACTTAGGACTACATTAGGTACGGTTACAAGGTTAGGTGTTGGTGGTGATAATGTAAGTGAAGTTCTACAATTTTCTGGAACTGATGAAGTTTCTTTAAAATTTCCAGCTCAATCCATGACTTTTGGTGAGCAAGTTTTTTACGATGAAAACGGGGATATTACTGTAGTTAATTTCACGTTTGATGGTAATAGAAAAGTAAGGGCTTCTGAAGAAGGATATGGCTTAGTTTTTGTAACTTATTCCAGTAATTATAATATTATAGAATTGAAAGTTACACCAACGGGGGAATCATTGGATGCCCTGATTATCGCAATTTATAGACCTTGGGGAGCTGCGGCTTCAGCTAATGTCAATTTTACTCCTGAAGTGTGTGATGTGGGGGGTGCTATAGCAGGGTGTGAAGATATTACTGATATAGAAGAAGAGACTTATGCCACGGTATTCGATTCTCACGTTTCTTCCATAACACCTTACGATGGTATAGGCCCTAAACCTACCGTTACTTGGACAGAAGATTCAAGAACCGAAGAAGTAGTAAGTGTAAGTGGTGTGGATATAGCTCGCATGACAAGAGTTACGTTCGATGCCCCTTCAGCTAAAGTAGTATTGGTTTTTAATAACCCACTTTGATTAGTAAATACCCTGCGGTAGTTGTATAGTAATTAACAAATTTTAGGAGAAGCATAATGGCTTTAGACAAAAAAAGTTTTTTTCAATTTTTAGATATGTATAGTGTAGGGGGTATGCGTGGAAATGCTTACACTCTGTCATTTTTTCCATTATCTGAATCTTCTGGGGTATTTAATGCTATAAATACCGTACCTTCTTTTGATACCGATGGGCAAGATTATTTGACTGCTTCTGGCGGTGTTACTAGAAGTCTATTAAATTCTGCTGGTTCTGAATTATTGTTAGGTAATGAAGTTATTTTGGATGGGGTTACAGGGACTAAACTAGATATTACCTTTCCAGTACAAGCCTCAGTAAATCAGTACCAACTTTGTAGTTTCATTGTTAAGGTTGATGATTTACTTTCAGTGCAACCATTAGTATCTGTTGTGGGTACCTCTGGGGCTACTGTAGGGGTTTATATAGATACGGATGGCGTTATCAAGGTAGTACATTTTGATGGTGCCAGCACCTACACAGTGGATGCTGATGATTCTTCCCACGAAGATTATTTATCTTTAGTAGCTGGGCAACACTATCACATGACTTTTGGCTTTTCAAAGAGTAATGGCGATATTGACTTTGGTGTAATTTCTCTTAATGCAGAGTTAAAGCAAAGATTTAGTTACTCTAAGAACTTCACAACTCCGGCCTCTGTAGGTAGTTCTTGGGGCGTGGATATGGATATAAGTGTTTTTGGTGAACATAATGCAGACTTCGGTTCTGGTGTCGTTACTGAAAGCCTTGCTGGTACTCTTAGCTCTATAGCGTTATATCAAACTTCTTATGCCCCTGTGCAAAATATACAAGGAACTGAACACGCCCTTGCTATCTTAGGAGGTCATAGGTCTGCCGTAGATTTCGATGTAGCTACTCAAGTTTTATCTAAGTTAGGTGGTACTTTAGTTTATGATTTTAAGTTGTCTCCAGTTTTGCCTAACAGGGGTGCAAACCCTACAACAAGACAAGCTTCTGAATTAATTAGTGGTGACGCATGGTTGTATACTAATAGTGCTGTCACTAATAGTAATTATACGGACGGCTCTTTAACTTCTGATAGTCGTGATTTTCTTACATTGCAAACAACAGGGGAGCTTGAATCTTCTGCTTCTGCTAATTTAGCGGAACTAACTACTAATTGGTTGATGCAATTTACGGTGTATTCCACTGTAGATAATTCACGGGTTTTTACTAATTTAGATGATTTCGGTATTTGCAGATTAGAGGATGCCACAACTTTAAACTACATTGTTCTTGAACATAGAAGCGGTAGTATTCGTTTACTTGTTAAAGATGGTGGTGCCGAAGAAGTGTTTTTTGTACTAGGTATTGATAATGCCAGAGGCCTTAGTAATGGGTTACTAACTATGTATGTTGAGGATGACACCAACATAAAAATAGTTATGCGTAGGGCTAATTATCGAGGCGATTATGTATTAAGGGTTAAACTTGCTACTCCTTTAACATCAGCATTCAAATTAGTTAAATTAGGTTCTACTGGCACGACAGATTCAGGGTTGTTATCAACCGTTGGAAACAATAATTCTGAAGTAAGAATTACTGCTCCTAGAGTTTGGTCACTTAGCGCACCATTAAGTCTAGTAAACTTGTCTACAATTCACGGACACGCTTATGCAAAACCTAACGCTGGTAGATTCATTTACAAAAACAGTTACACTTTGCCTTGCCCAGCTATTGATGCTTCTGTTAAGTATCCAGTAATACCTTTAACGACCCAACAATTACTAGATTTGCCTTTGCTTGGTGCGTTTGATTCCTTAAGATTTACTTTGGATGATGGGGATGGCGTAACAGAGGTTTTTGAAGTTTATAGAATCACAAGCACTGGGTTAATTTTAAGAAGAGCTTTAGAAGATACAATTGCGGTAACTTGGTTGGCTGGGACTTTAGAAAATAGACTGACTGATGAAGCACTGCGTTCGATGGTATCAAGACCCCAAGATAATCAGTTAAGCAATAATGCTTCTTCTATTATAGAAAATAGGAATGTTTCCGGTTTTGGGGTAGAGCCTACCGCTCAAGGCGAACATGGACTTTCGGAACGAATTAGTAACACTGGTAACTCTTTTTTTGCTGGTAATAATGCCTTTTCTGGTTCTCCAAGGTCGTCAGTAATTATTGGTTTTGACCAGTTCGTTTTTTCTAATAGAGCTGTTGCCATTGGTACAAAAAATGAAGTACAAGGGTATCAAGCTGTGTGTATCGGGCATTACAATTTACACCACTCTAATAGCTTATCTTCTTCATCAGTAACCATAGGTAAAGAAAATTATGCTTATGGTGATGTTCAAATAGCTATAGGTTTATCCAATAGATGTTGGGGTGGTTCACCTTATGACCCTGGAATAGCTATTGGTAAAAATTGTAAAACAGGTGAGTACGGTGTGGCTAATACCAGTTACGGTATAGCAATCGGTAATGGTGCTTTTGCTTATGGGTATCATTCTAGGGTGATTGGTACTTATGCAACTTGTAGTGGTTATAGGGGCATACTGATAGGTGATTATGGTGATTGCCAAGGGAGGCATGGGGTACGCATAGGTTATCTTGGTGATTGTAATGGCGAATATGGAACCTCGGTAGGGTATCAATGTCAAGCAAGAGGTTCTAAATCTGCGGCATTTGGTTATAGTGCTTTTGTTGATGCGGCTGCGGCTAGGTCAATAGCTATTGGTGATACTTCAGTTTATGGTGCTGATAGTGTTGTTATAGGCAACAAAAGTTCAAGTTCTACAGGTAGTAGAAATATTGCAATCGGTTACAACAATGACACCACTGGAACCTCTGCTAGTTCTACGGTTGTAGGTGTAAATAATACTAATGCCGCTGATGACACTATCCTTATTGGGAAGAACAACAGTATTACTACCAGTAACTTCGGCTCAGTAGCAATCGGTGCCGGTAATAATGTTACTTCTCAAAACAGTATGGCCTTTGGACAAGGTAATACTCTTTCTGGGGGGCAAACTAAAGGGTTTGGTGTTTTCTTAACTCTTAGTGGTTATCATGCTATTGGTATCGGTAAAAGCATTGTTGCCGCTGGCTCTGAAAGTATTTTAATCGGAAACGACTTAAATGATTTTAGTGGTGCTTCGGATAATGCTATTTTTATTGGGAGCGATATTGTTCCAACAGAAGAGGTTTATCGGGGTATATTTCTAGGAACTAATCATACTAATGGTGGAGGTCAAAACAATATTCTGATTGGTTCTAATTGTAGTATTACGACTGATAAGAATAATGCCATTGTTATCGGTAACGCTTCTGGGGTGTCAGCTATTGATGCTCTAGCTATAGGCACCGTAGCTAATGCTGATGGTAATTTCTCAGTTAGTATAGGTAGAAGTGCTGCGGCTACCGGTGCGGAATCTATTGCTATTGGCTATAATGCCGTTGCTTCACAAGATAATATTATTAATATGGCAGGTATTCCTTCCATACGACAAGCTAATACTATTAATGGTTTTTCTGGTAGTGAATTGAAGTCTCTTTCTGGCTCTCAAGCTATTTTATCTTTTGATGCAATGGATGGAACCGCAGGCGGTGTTGCCGAATCAGTCAATCTACCAACTGGGTTTAAATTTATCCCACAACGATTAATAGTAATTGTTGTAGCGGCTGATACTGTAACGGTACAACCGTTTATAGAGTTTAAATCTGATTCACCAAACTTAGATATGGTTTCGTCTGTTCAGTGTACTGGGTTGGATGCGGTGGGGAAATATCAAGCGTTTGAAGCACCTTTTGTAAACAGTAACCAAGCAGTAGATAGTCTTAGGTTCTCGGTAATAACAGGCGGCACTGCAACCACATTAACTATCAGACCTATTTTTATCGGTACTGTAATTGAATTCTAATCAGGAGATTTAACATGGCTTTACAAATGACATTCACCAGTCCTAGAAATGGTGAAGCAATAATAGACGGGTACATTAAAGTATTGTTTATTAGATTAAACAATAATAGTAAAAAAGCCTTTTATCAAGTCGGGTATTTTTTAAACAAGGCTAATGCTGATGCAAATAAAGGTGTTATTAAATCAGGTAGATTTGAGTTCGATATACTAACAATACCTACAGAAAATGGGGTTGCTGAAGCTTATAGTAAATTAAAAACATTGCCGGAATTTGCAACTGCAATTGATTATGTAGACCCAGCGTAAAGTTGGTTTTTTTGAGTAGACGAGTAGGAGAGTAAAGATGAGTAAAGTTTTCTTTTTGGGTGGATTACCAAGAGCCGGTTCGACTAAAATTAGTAATGTTTTAGACCAGAACCCAAACCTTCATGTTTCACCAACTTCGCCTTTGGCTGAGTTGATACATCAAATTACGGCTGTTTATACTAACAGCCCTGATATGAAGGCGGCTCTTGATACTGAAGAGCAACAAGAACGTATCTACGGGGCTTGTAGGGGCGCAATTGATGGATGGTACCGTAACCATGACATTGCAATAGATAAAGGCCGCTATTGGCTTGGTAAGGGTGAATTCATGGATAAGTTATATCCTGAAGGTTGGAAGATTATTGCTCCAATTCGTGACCTTAGAGGTGTTGCATCCAGTATGGAGAAACTGATTCGTAAAAGACCGGTTTACATGATGGCTTCCAGTGTTGAACAAAACAATATTGGGGTTAGATTAACTAACTGGTTTAACAATAACCCATTAGGTACTTCCTTAAATAATATCAGGGAATCAGTTTCGCGGGGGTATGCTAATAAAATTCTATTTGTAAGAATGGAAGATTATTGTCGAAACCCTAAGCTGTGGACTGAAAAAATGTATAAGTTTTTGGGGCTTGAAAACTATGAACATGATTTCATAAACATTGAGCAAACTATACATGAGCATGATGCAATCCATTTACCTTTCGGAGACCACCAATGTGGTGAGGGGGCAATAAGACCACTACCTGAAGATTGGAATGAGATTCTTGGCGCAGAGATAGCCAATGATATTGTTAAAGCTAATAGGTGGTATTACGAAACTTTTTACCCTGAGTTGTTGCAAACAGAAGGCTAACCATGGCAATTAATGACAGTGCTATTAATGAGATACTTGTAGGCGGTGCGGTAACGGAAGCTGAAGGCATTGTAGTGCCCGATGTTATTATATCCGGTACGGTAAACAGCTCAACAGTGAATTTTGGGTTAGTTGGTGCTAATTCAATAATTGAAGGAACCGGTGAAACCACCGTTACTGTTGAAGGCGTATCCGGTACTGTTAATAGCTCTGTTGTTAATTTCGGTTTAATAAATTCACAGATTACTGAGGTTGTTGGTACCATTGTTGGGGATGGGAAAATACATGCTCAACATGAAGCAGGTTTTGAAGATAAACCTAGACAACAAAATCAACATGAAGCTTCTTTTCAAGATTTATTATTTGTAAAAAATCAACATTCACTTATTTACACTGCTAGATTTTATAGTGTTGAACAACACTCAACAAACTTTCATATCTTTGAAGATAATGTTGATAGTCAGAATTCAAGTGCTTATGGTATTAAAGTTTCTGTCCAGCATGAAGCGGTACAAAGTTTACGTGTTTCCAATTCTCATTTAACCCCATTTTCTATACAGGTTGGGGCACAACATAAGTCTGTATTTGATTCAGGTATCTTTCCGAAAGAAGGACACGAAGCCGGTTATGTTTTTGGTGAAACAAGGGTTAGAAGCTCCAATGATGCGGTTTATTATTTAACCAAGTATACCTTTAACCAACATGTAGCACCTTCATCTTTTAGAATTCATAAGCAGTTTGAAGCGGTACATGGCGTTAAAGTTTCTTACCAATTTAATGCACAAAGCTTATTTACTGTCTCTGCTGGGCATACGGTGGATTATTCCTTAAATACTAGAATACCTAATCAGTTTACTTATGACTATGATAATAAGGCATTGGTTACGGTTAGTAATCAACATGAAGCACCAAGCTTATTAAAAGTTCAAAATATAACTGAGATTAATTACGCTGTTAGAGGCAGAACAGTTAATGCTTCAGAGATTACTTATGACATTAATTTACATGACCCTGTTGTAGCTCAACATGAAGCACCAAGCTTATTAAAAGTTTCCAATTCTTTTGAAGATACTTATTCACTTCGGATTGTGGAAAATTCAAGTAACGAATTTTCTTATGACATTAAATTACTAGGTGAAGTAACAACCCAGCATGAGGCTTCTAGTTTACTTAGAGTTACCAATGACAACGCTAATGGCTATTCAATTAAAGTTAAGGTTGTTGCGGAACAAGAATTACCTTATGCAGTTAAATTATTAGCTAGTGTTCGCAACCAACATGAAGCAGGGGATTTATTAAAGGTTTCTAACAGCAATAAACAAACTTATTCTTCCAGAAGTTTTATTGTTAGTTCCAATGAATCTAATTGGAGCATGACGACTTTATTAGCCCAGCAAAATGAAGCAGGGTGGGAATTAAAACAACGTGATTTCGTAATTAATCAGCATAAGAATATTTACAATGTAGGGGCAACAACTATTGTTAATATTACTGATGTTCCTTTTGTCGAATTGAATGGCGAATTAATAGAAATTATTGATGCCAGTCTTTCTCAAGATGAAGATGGTTATGCATGGTTAGGTGTTGTGATCTTGGCAAAAATTGAGGACTACCAAAAATTTACTAACGGGGATGCATTCACTGTTAATTTATTCGGGGAATTATTCGAGTTAATTGTGGATTCTAAAGGCTTAAATAGGTCTAATCCTTCGGAGGTTGGTTTATCAGTGTCAGGATTATCACCAACGGCCTTATTAGCTTCACCACGAGGCGAAAGCATATCTAAATTATGGGATACACCGGTTTTAGCTAAAGATGCCGCAGAAGAGTTCTTAGGTGGTGAGGTGATTGATTGGCAATTAGTTAATTGGACTATCCCAGCCTTTGCTTTAGGGGTAAGTGATATTACTCCAATAGAACTTGTGCAATTGATTGCAAAATCAGCAGGCGGTGTTGTGGAAACAAAACCAGATGGTAGTTTGTTGGTAAGACCTAGACATAAGATAAAAGTACCTGATTACGGTATTTCTATAATAGACCAAACTTATACTGATTCAGATGACAATATTTCGGTTGTTGAAGGTCAGGGTTTCTCCAAAGAACTTAATAAGATTGCTATACGAGACCAAAGTGTTAATTCAACGGATGCCGATACTATAGAATTTATAGTTAAGGAAGATGATTCTACAGCCGGAATTTTAAAGGCGTACCCAAGCCCATTCAGAGATATTAATATCACTCATACGGGGCCTGTAGGGGTGTTGTTATCTAAACTAGGTGAGATAACCAGAACCGAAACTGAGATAATAGAGATATTTGATGGTAGTGGTTCGGTTAAGTATCCTATAGAGTCCGTGGTATCAATATCTTGGCTTGATACTAATTTAGGTGGAATCACATTTTCCGGTAAGCAGGTAAAATCAACAAGCTTGGTAGATAGATTTGGGTTACTTGAAATAGTTTATGAAACTAAAAGCATAAATTACGAGGCCCAATACGCGATAAGTGATAGACAAATTCAATTTTTAATGGAGACAGCATAATGGCTATTTCAGCTTCAATAGTTGTGGAATTCAAAGGACTGGATTCTGAAAGCAACGCTCAGTTAGTAGCTGAGGTAGATTCAAGGGAAGAGTCCGAGGGTGGATTAAATACTTCCACTTCTTTTATAGGCGGTGACTCGGTATTTATTTTAGCTTACCAAGAAGGTTTAGCTAGTATTCAAAGTTTAGTTTCCGCAGGTACTTTAGTATCCACAGGTTCCGGCACCAGAACAATAGAGGAATTTGTAGACTTCGTTAATATTGATGAAGCTGCATTACAATTTCCACCGGCAGGGGGGTTATCAATTCAATGGTTTGGTACTGATTTAGGTGCGGTTGCTTATTTGGGTGGGGGTAAGGTTCGTGCGGCTATTTCAGGTACAGCGGTTGCTAAAATAACATACACCACTAATTACACTATTTATAAATTAACAGCACCAACTACAATAAACGGTGAAGCTGATTTTAGAATATTAGTAGTTTTAATCGGGATTATCTAATGTCATTTTCTATGATTGTTCAACGAGGGTCAGGGGATAAACAAGGGGTGGATATTATCGACCCTTTGATAAATTCTGTGCCTGTTGGACTATCAAGAGGCCAAGCAGAAATTGATGAGAATGGCGAAAACTTACAACAAGTAACCATGACCACCGTATTTAGGTCAGGGGTATTATTAGGCCAATTAACTGAAGTACATGATTCTTTACAAGGTGTTTCTTGGGTTGGCAAAATTATAGGCATTAACCATGTAGCCCGAAACGGCACATTACTTACTACTCTTACTTTACGGAGACCAACATGAGTCAAGGTTTAGTTCAATTAAGAAAATTACTTTTTAAAGGTAAGGGTGAAGTTACAGGTGTGGTGGCTAAAGTAGATGGGGTAGTTGTATCTGTATCTTCTCCATCTGGATTAAAGGTTATTGAGAACCAAACTGATGTTCAATTTTTGGTTGGTGATAAGGTTGTATTAGATGGCAACAATTTATTAGGCAAAGTATCAAGTGAAGAAACAATACCTGTATACTTTGTGTAGTAGAGGTTGTATGATTTTTATATTAAATAAATTAAGAGGCTACGAACGATGCCAAACATAACAGTAGCGGTTGCACCGCACTTCCCAGTTAGTTTAATTTACGACCCAGCTAACTCAATTCAAGGTGCCAATGCCAATGAATCAAAAATATCCAGAGTACCAAGGATTATTACGGTTGAAAACATGGCGGCTGGAACCACTATCTCAATTCAAGTAGCAGTTGACCCAACTTCAACTTTTCAGGAAATTGTGAATCTTGATGGGGCAACAAACCCTGACCAGTTTCATGTATTTGACCCACGTTGGAATTTCGTTAAGTTAGTCCGAACTGGTGCCCAAGATATTAAAGCATTTGCTCAAACTTAATTTTTGCAATTGATTGCAACGAGTGGAGGTGAATTATGGCGGCAGTCGAAAAAGACTTATTGATAGAACAAGGGGCTACGTTTAGGCACACGTTTTTTAGGCGTGACGCTGATAAGGTGGCGATTTCTTTAGCCGGTTATGAAGCTAGAATGCAGATTCGTGAATCTATTGATTCTGATACAGTATTGGAGGAATTCACAACTGCTAACGGTAGAATAACTATTGAAGCTGGTTCGGAAACTGGACGTATAGATTTATATGTTGGGGCAACGGATACTGAAGCAATGGTTTGGGTATCGGGTGTTTACGATTTAGAACTTGTAGAAACCGCAGACCCAGAAAATGTTATTCGTATTGTTAAGGGTGGTTTCACTGTTGACCCTGAAGTAACAAGACCATGACTTCTATAATTACAGAAACAGAAACAGTTTGTGAGTTGGTTACACAAGACCAAGTTACAGAATTATTATCTGTTGATAACATTACCTACATTGATGATGTGGCAGATGTTACTGAAATTATTGAATCGGTGGAAGAGACTGAAATATTATCTGTAGCCAATGTTACTGAAATTTTAGAATCCTGTACTCAAGGTGCAATAGGGCCTAAAGGTAACGATGGGACAGCGGCACAGCAAATAAATGCTTCTGTTGGTGTTGGTGCAAGTGTTATTGTTGATAGTCTGTCAGTGGCCTTAAATCCATCTTCAAAGTGGATAATTACGGCTCTTGATGCAGTGGGCAATAAACGAAGAATTAGTGAAGTTGTAGCAATCCATAATGGTACTGTAGCAAAACATACTCATTACGGAATAACTGGTGATTTAGTTCCATACTCAATAGATGTATTTATTTCGGGTGGGCTTTTTTTCCAATTGGAATTAACTAATAATCACTCTGAGGTTTTAGACCTCAAAGTGTTGAGATTGAGTACAGTAATATGATTACTGTTGAGGAAATAAAATCTTTATTTACATACAAAGATGGTACTTTATTCTGGCTAGTTGATAAAGGTAGAGCTAGATTAGGCGATGCCGTAACTGGTGTTAATTCTTATGGCTATGTTTGTGTACGGGTTGATGGTATCCAGCACAAGGCGCATAATCTTATTTGGGTATATCATTATGGTGCTATACCGGAAGGGTTTGAAGTAGACCATTTTAATAGAATTAGAAATAGTAATGATATTTCTAATTTACGTTTACTTACTCATAGTGAGCAACAATTTAACCGTAGTAATGTAAAAGGTTATTCTATGGTTAATAATGGTTCCTTTGAAGCTAGAATTGTGTTGCATGGTAAACGTATTAGTTTGGGTTGTTATAATTCAGAAAAATTAGCCTCAAGTGCTTACTTGGCAGGCAAAGTTAAGTACCACAAAATAGAGAGTAGAGTGATATGAGAATTGAAACAAGAAAATTAGGGTTAGCGGCTTTTATTAAAATGAACAATGGCAAGTTAATTGAAGTGGCTTCTGGGAAGTTCGCATTTGACTCTGAAAAAACAGAATCAGAATGGGAAGTTGAATATTTGAATTCGTGCTGTCATAGACACGACACGGAATTAATTAATTTACGAAAACTAATTAGATAGGAGTCTGATATGTCAGAACAATTATTCGGTGCGAGTTTAGGCTTTGCAATCGAAAACGAAACAACTGGTTCTCCAGTATATGAGCAATTTGTAACCACAGGATTACCTGGAGACGGGGGCTTACCAGCCGCAGAACAAACATTATCCAATAATGCACCTGTTGGCTCTAAAGCATTGGATTCAACAAGTGGTTTTGAGTACCGCAAAAAGACTGCTGGTTCAGGTACGGATAAGTGGGTACGTTTAGCTGATGCTGATGATATTACTGCATCAAGTGGAACTGAGTCTTGGAGAGAACCTGCACTTGTAAAAGATGACACGGTTTATGCAAACTTGGCTGCGGCTGAAGTTGCTGTTAATACAGGTACCATTGACGGTGTTGCACTATCAGAAAATGACCGTATTTTACTTACGGCAATCACTGGTGAAGCTAAAAACGTATTTATAGTTACTGGAACCCCTGGAGCCGGTGCAACCTTAGTTGAAGATGTTAATGCTGAAACTAATAATGATGCAATAATTATTGATGATGGTTCTTTTGCCGGTAATCAATTTAATTATAATGCTACTTCAGATTCATGGGTGCGTTCTAATCAAACAAGCCTAGATGAGCTTGGATTTTTACGCGCCTTTATTGGAAAAGATGCGGCTGGTTCTGAACTCCCAGGATACACTTCAACAAACCATATCGCTAATAACGATACTTTGGAAGTTGCTTTAGGTAAATTGGATGCGGCTGTTGGTAGCAATGATACTGATATTGGTACCAATGCTACTTCAATTGGCAATGTTCAAACTGAAGTTGATGCGATTGAAACTGCCATGGGTGCGGTTATTGATGGTAATGGTGATTATGTTGCTTTCAGTACCACAAACTACATTGATAGTAATGGTTCAGTATCAGAAGATTTAACTGATTTAGATACTCAGATTAAAGCCAATGCCGATGCTATTGGTTTAATATCTAACGATGATACAGACCAAAATCTGTTCATGGGTAAATCTGCAACCGGTGCTGAATTACCGGATTACACTACAAACAATGTAGTTGCAGATAATGATAATCTTGAAGTTGCGATTGGTAAATTGGATGCTTTTGCAGACCAAACTAACCACCCTGTAGCTATTTCTGGTATTACGACTTTACAGGTTGTTGATTCAGTATTAGTTGATGATGTGAAGGCTGTTCGTTGGTTAGTACATGCTCAACAAGGTACGAAAGTAATTACTTATGAGATTGATGCAACGCATGATGGCACTCCATCAAGTGATGCAACTGCAACTGATTTCACTAAGTATGCTCGTTTGAAAATGAACGGCAATATTGTTGGCATTGTTATCAATGTAAGAATCCAAGGTTCTGCCGGAGCGCAAACAATGGAACTTACTGTTGAGGCCACAAGTGCGGTTGTATCTTCTAGCTCAAGGTTATCAATAGTCTAATGTCTACTGATGTGGAAAACGCCTACGAAGTGGAATCACTTATCGTAGGCTCTGAGCCTAACCTTATCGGGATTTTTTCCGGTGGGGTTTTGCCTCATATAGCGGTGCCTGATGCCCCTATGTATTCCATGTATTATCGGAGTACTGGAGAGGTCTACAGATTAACTAATGCTGGTGGCGGTAATGGTTCATTGGCTGGAGATTGGGAACAAGGCGCAACATTTAACCCACTTTATGAATTTATACAAGACCAAACTGTAACTTCAACAAACAGTAGTACCTTTATATCGAAGTTGCAATTAGTTTCATCTGATTTAACAGCGGCTAATTATCGGATTCAAATTCAGTATGGTTGGCAATTTTCTAACACTTCGTTTTCTTTTGAAAGTGAAGTAGTGTTGGATGGTGTTAGCCAAGAAGTACATAGCCAAAAACCAACTGATTCTACAGATACTCATTTTCTATCAAGAGCTTTTTTGTTGGAAAATCATTCTGGGGTATTGACGATTGATTTGAATTTTAGGTCAACGAAAGCTGGTAAAACGGCAAGTATGTTTTCAGCTTTAATTGATTTAAGAAGGATTCAGTAATGGTAACAAAAACGTATACAGTCTCCACTGATATTCCTTCAGGTAAAGTTAATTTGGATACTTTATGGTTGGAGCTTGAGGCGCAATCAATACCGGTTACAGGTAGTATGGAAAATAAAGGTAATTTATCTATTGATTTTTCTTCGGAGCCTGATGATATTGATTTAGCTAATGTTATTAATGCTCATAGTGGTGATGTTATTCAAGAGTATAAGTATCATGCTTCATCAAAAATGATTGAGGGTGAAGTTGAAATAACGCTTGCCGGTGGGGAATGGGAGCTTATTGGGGGCGTGATAACCAATATGAGTTTTTTTGTAGAAGATTTAACAAGGATTGTTGCTAAAGTTGTTGGCGAATATTATTGTACAGGTGGTGGTGCAAAACTAAAGGTTATGGAAGAGCAAGATGGTGTTGCTTCCATGCTTACACCAGCCCCTTTTATATGTGATGATACCGAGGGTGCTTGGGAGAAGTTTACTTTGTATAATTCAGCCCTTCCAAGAGTCGGAGAATCCACTATACGCCTTGAAGCCGATAAGAACGGTTCAACGTCAAGCAAATTTCGTTTCGTGTCTGTAACGCTGTTGGAGGCGATATGATTCCAGAATTAGAACAAAAGCACATTGTATTGGTTACTGATGATAGTAGATTTGAGCGCAAGTTTATTACTAAATCTTTAGTGTCTAATTCTAATGCTAATATAGCTATTTATGAATCCGAAACACCAGATGAATTATATAATACTTTTGATAGGCTATTAGAAACCAAAACGGTACCTTCGGTTATCATTTTGGACTTTCTTTTAGGTGCGGTAAATGGACTTACGGTTGCTGAGGAATTGTACAAAAATTACCCACCTGTACCGGTGGTAGTTTTAGGCGCGTGTTTAGGGAGTGGGGGGCTTATTACGAAGCTGTATAGGCTTGGAGTTAATGCTTATCTAGTGAAACCTAGAACTGCAAAGGAGTACGACATTATGATGAATCAGGTGGTTAATATCTGGCTTCATCAACCACAACCTGTTTGGAGATTTAGAGATAAGTCTGAGGGCAGGCAAGCAAGTGAACGGAGGCACCATGATAGACGAACTAATAGCATCTGACTTACCAATATGGAATGCAATCTTCGGGATACTAGCCGCAATAGTTTCATTGTGGTTTGCCTTTATAAAGGCTAAAAATATTATTTACCGAACTTGTATAAAACCCATGGTTGATAATATTGATGCTTTTTTTAAGAGTAGGGAAAATGAACGAAGTAAGAGGATATTTTTGGAGTTAGAACCTATGATTGAAGCACACGTACAAGTTACACTACAAGAACATAAGTCTGTACTTTTAAACCAGCAAATAACATTACAGAGTTCTATTTCGGAAGGGGTAGAGTTTAAAAGTTTTGTTAGTAAAAATATGATTTCTTTGCAGAAGTCTATCGAACAGCTGGTAGTAGTTGTAACACAAAACACGGAAGATTCAAGACGAGTACGGGATTGTCTGGAAAGAATAGATGGTCAGTCCTGTCCTGCCTATACAATAAAACCAAAAGTGGAGGATACCGATGAAGCATAACCACGAACTGATAGCAGAAGCAGGATTTAATGAATTAACGCCTGAAGAGAAAGCTAAAATTTGTAACGGTGCTGGTGCATCTAGTGATTGGAGAAGTGCTTTAATTCCTAATACTTTATGGGGGTTGGATTGTACTCAAGTATTTGATTTACACGATTATGCTTATCATGTAGGTAGAACCTATGAAGATAAATGTAGGGCTGATATTTCAATGCTTATTAACCTTATTAGATTTATTAACTTTAATGGTGGTTGGTTGGCGGTACCACGAAGATATAGAGCTGTAACTTATTATGATGCTGTACATGAATTAGGTGACGATGCATTCTTTTCTATTGAGAAAGGTAATATGGAACTATTGCCAAAAGATGAATTCATTATTCACGGTTCAACTGCAGTAAAATTAAAATAATTGCAATTGATTGCACTACTATTAGGAATGACTTAGGAGTAAACTATGGTGGCAACAACATACAAGAAACCTATTACTGGTTTAATCCATGCGGTACCAGCACTAATTCTGGTATTGTTTTTAGCACTGATTACATTTATTACAGGGTGCGAAACTATCACCACCTTGGCTGAACACCGGAGGACGTATTGTGATAAAACAACTGATAGCTTGGCTAAAGACTTGGCAATCGCAGCCATTAGAAAAGACCTCCCTTACTACCCAGCCGAAGGAATCTGTACCGAACTTGGAGCCGCAGCAGTCGCAGCCGCAGAACCCAATAGTGATGGAGGAGATACTGAAGGAGTCCAACAAAATGAATAGAAAAATAGTTACATTAAGTATTGCACATTTTCCTGCAAAATCAGGTGCTGGCTTTAATGGCATACATGAGCATGAAGTTTCAGAAGTTTGGACTAAGAATCTTCGTAATCAATTGGAGTTATTGGGAATCAGTGTAGCAATTGCACCTATCGGGGGTTTACGCAATAAAGTGAACTACGTTAATGAGCATGATTCTGATGTTGCTATAGAAATTCATTTTAATGGTGCGGCCTCAAGAAACGTATCAGGAGTGGAAACGCTTTATTGTCCCAATTCGGTAAAGGGTAAAGCTTTTGCGACCACTGTACACGCTTTATATGCCCCAGAAATGCATTGTAAAGACCGTGGTATCAAGGAAGGTTGGTATAAAATGGATAGACCTGACTTTGAAGATTACCCTGGAGACAAAGAGGGGGATGAAATAGCTGATTATTTTCTTCGGAAAACAGCTTGCCCTGCATTGATACTGGAACCGGAATTTATTTCTCAATTAAATAATATCTGGAAATATGAAGATAGTGCTTGTGTTGCCATTGCCGAAGGAGTAAAACAATACTTGGAGGCTACATGAATATAAGTAAAACTACTTTAACCGTTGTTTCACTATTATTCTCATCTTGGTTTTTTATGGATTCGTACTTCGCTCATGCTCAAGATTTACAACGGGTTAAAACTAAATCGCAAATACAAAACTGGTCTATTGAGCAAAGTCTTAATTACATGCAACAAATTCAGATTCGTAATGATTTACGGAGAGAATTAAGGGTACCTGTGACTAAGAGGGATTCAGTAACTATTAATGATTTGAAAGAATCTAATAGAGTATTGAAAACCCGAAGTATACATTTACAGAATATGCAAGACCACGCAACTTTAGAAGATTTGAAAGCAAACAATCTACCTTCCAAAGCTGGACAGATGTTCAATATTCTTACTAAGTGATAGAAATAGTGCTTTACATAGCCGATGGGGTAATGTAAACTTTAGTTCAACTTGGTTGCTTTGCTAAGTTACTCCATTGGTTTGGTACGAAAATTAGAGAACCCTTAACTTACCGCTCAGGTATTATCGTAAGTTGGGGGTTTTTTTATGCCTAGTGGAAATAAATTTGACAATTCTAAATTATTATGTATAATTAGGACTCAAATAAACGGATTAAATAGCGGTGCAATCAATTGCAAAAACCAATGAAATTACCTAACGTAAAGAAACCTTGTGGTGCTTGTCCTTTTCGTAAAGACAGTTTACTTGGGTGGCTTGGTAAAGAACGTATGATTGAAATTTTAATGGCTGGTAGTTTTGTATGCCACAAAGAAACCACGCTTCAATGTGCCGGTCACATGCTTTTAATGGGGCATCAAAATGATTTCGTTAATTTAGCTAATCGAATGGGGATACCACTTAATTTATCTGGTCGGGAATTAGTGTTCGATAATCAAACCGACTGTATAAACCACCACAAACTAAAGGAGTGATAATAATGAGTATACGACTGCTATCTGAAATAAATAAAAAATACAACCCTGTGTGGGTAATGAATAAAGGAACCCAGCCTGTATTCGATGAAACTAAATACCAACTTATAACTAAATATACTGATAAGTATGTTGGTGCAAATGAATTATTGGTTTCTTATGACTGGAGAATTTTCTGGAAATTTCCAATACTAAATAAGCATAGGGTTACTCATTATGCTTTATTGCCTATAACTGAAAGAATATAAACAACTGGATAATTTATGCTTGAACTATCATTAAAATCAGGACTTCCACTTATCAAGGTAACAACCGATGACACTGTAAATGTAGGGGATGTTTTATCTTACATTGTAGATGAATCGGTTATGCTTATTGACGAAAACCATATTAAAAAAATCAAACAAGAGGACTTTGAACCCGAAACCCAGTATTTCTATTTATTGCATCCTGAGAACGTAAATTACTATATGGCTTATGAATGTATGGTTGACTCAGAAAAAACCCTCATAGTAATCAATCCAAGCGATTCTAGCCCCTTAATGTTTGATGCCGGTGTGGTGCAACTACCTCAAGGTATGTTACTTGATTTTTTATCTAATTTAACTGATGAGGAAACTGTACAACCCTTGGCGGCAACACTAAGCGGATTGTGTTTAAAAGATGTTGGGGAAATATGCCGGTTAGCCCAAACTAAATTTAAGGAATTGACTCCACGGGCGATAATGGAAACCCGTAGAATTTACGTTGGGCGATTGCAAGGTATACAACAAGTTTCAACTAAGTACGATTATTACAAACCACCTTCATTTTTAAAGAAATGGTTGGCAATTGAAGGAAAAATATTTGTTGATTATGGTGTTGAGCCGGTACTGGTTCCAAAAGGCTTATTATTTGATGGTATTCCTGGAGCTGGTAAAACTTTGGGAGCTAAATATTTGGCTAATCAATTAGGTGTTCCACTTTACAGAATTGACCTTGGGGCATTGATGGGAAAATATGTAGGTGAATCAGAAGAAAACCTTGCCAATGCATTAGCTATTGTCGATAACTGCCAGCCATGCGTATTGTTGTTTGATGAGATTGAAAAATCAATTAAAGCTGGGGATGATTCGGGGGTTAGTTCACGAATGCTATCTGCAGTCCTGTGGTGGCTTCAGGAACGTGATTCAAGAGTTCTTACCATAATGACCACCAATGATGCCGAAATACTCCCTAAAGAGCTGTACAGGGCTGGAAGGATTGATGACATATTTGATTTTAATGGAATAACAAGCTGTGAATCTGCTAATGAGTTAATGGTAGGTATACTTGAAAACTTCGGTTATGTGGAATATGAAATTGATTGCATTGAAGGAAAACCTTTTGATGTTATTTGGGAGAATATTATTGAGTTGGATAAGTTCCCGAAAACAGAAACCGATGAAGAGCTAACAGTTTATTATCCTGCCGTAAGCCATGCTGACCTGACAAGTATGGTTTATAAAGCGGTGAAACAATATCTAGTAACAATTTGACAATTTAAAGATTATACGGTAATATAAGCACTCAAACCAAAACGGAGTAATACAATGCAAGAATTAAAGAAGATGCAAGGCACTGGTAAAAATTTTGATTATGCGGTGGTGTTGGAATCTGAGGATTATCAAATAGGATTGAAACCTTTGTTTGATTCTCAGGGGCCTCAAACTTTTGTGGGTATGCGGATTCGACTGGTACCTAAAAACCATGAAACAAGTGTGTTGGCATTCAAACCAAAAGAACAAATGCTTTCTTATTTTCCTCATATACCTTGGCAACAAAAAAATGATACACGGCTTTCGTTGGTGGGTGGATGCGTGGTTAATATTCCTTACAACCACCCAGAAGCTTTACACAAATGGTTTCGGGAAAAAAACATAGTTAATGTATTACTGGATAAGGTTAAAGATATGTTTTTTCTTGACCCTTTTGATAACCGTAAATTGCTTAAAGATTTTTATTTATTGAAACTAAATAAGGAGTATATAAAACCAATGCCGCTACCGAAACTTAATGCTACTAATTCGGTGGTCAGCTTGGGTGACTATAAGGAGAAATTAAACCCGACTGATATTGACTATATTGAAGAGGATACTTAATGGATTGCTTATTGTTTAATACAGACCTTGCGGCAAGATTCGGGGTTAATGAAGCTATCATGTTGGAAAACTTTAAATTCTGGATAATAAAAAATAAAGCAGATAATAAGAATATACATGAAGGGAAAGCTTGGACATATAACTCAAAAAAATACTATGCGGTACTGTATCACTTTTGGACGTATGAACAGGTTAAGAGGATACTAGCCAGCTTAAAAAAACAAGAGGTATTGATAACCGGAAACTACAACAAACACACTTATGACCGGACACTTTGGTACTCGTTTTCAGATACCTATTACACGGAATTCACCATTGTTGGAAATGCAACAATGGATAGTGGCAAAAGCAACAATGCAAAAGTTGAAACGCAACAACCTATACCAGTTATAACTACAAATAAGAAAACAGATAAGATAAACATGGATTCACCTTCGGAGAATCAATTAAAGACATTTCCGAAAATTAAAGCTGATTCGGGAAATAAACTAAATAAAGGAAAAATAAAAGAAACTAAAACAATAGTAAAACCTAAAAGCAATTATACGGTTAATGAATTATATAAAGACTTTGTTGATTCATCCGAAGATTATACTATTGACCAACTGATTGAAGAATTTTCCGAAACAGAATATAACCCGAAAAGGGTTTCTGATTATTGGAGAAAATGCATGACCGTATGCTACAAGGATAAGTTAAAAACGGTGCCGACTGTAATAGGTGTTGAAAAGAAAATGCTGGATACGCTTATGGTGACGATAGAAGAGGATAAATACAAGACCCTTGGTATCCTTATCGGAAAATGGTATGAATTCACTCAGCACTGCGAGAACGGCTTTGCAGCCTTCAATTCACCTGTTACTCCGATGATTCCATACTTACTTAAATTTAAGATGGCAATTCCAAGCTTTTCGGTGACGGAAGAAACCATTGCAACTAACAAGAACTATGGTAAGAAGTTTGACTGGGAAGAGGATGATGAATAACTAAGTTGCAATAATAAGCCGGTAGTAATACCATTTATAAAAAACATACAGGAGATAGGGGGAGTAATTATGACCACTATGGTAGAAGAAGCCTTTAAATCGAACGTGCTTCATAAAGATATTCACATGAGCTTAGTGAAAAATTTAGATAAGATTTCACTGGCTACAGGTGTGCCTAAAAAATTTATTTGGTCTGAGGATGATAACCAAGTCTGTTCTCGTAAAGAATGGAAATACATTATTCAATGCAGGAAATACCGGTTTGAGGGTAGTGCTGGGCTGGTTATCACAAACAACTCAACACAGCTTCATTCACCTGAAGCAAAAATGATGTTGATGGCTGGTAAGTTGATTCGTAACTTTATTGATGCGAGGCTTGTTATTGTTCAAGATTTATTGGATGAAATGAAGGATGGGGATAAAGATGAGTCAGATGTTTTACTTATTCCAAACTTCTTTATTCCAAAGAAAGGTATTACCGTACCTGACTGGCAGATTAATAACCTTCAAGGCTTGTTAATTAAACGCCTATGTTCCAGCAATTTAACCATACTTTATGTTGAGGATATGGAGCAGTTGAAATTAGCCTACGGTAAGGCAATGTATGACCATTTAAACAGTCATTACACTTTTTTATAAAAGACACCTTAGCCGGAACTGAGACCGGTGGGGGTATCTTTGTCTCAAAAATATGGAGTAGTCTATGCAGTCAGTTGGTGCGAAACTTATATCAAGTCTAATAATTGAGGGGGAATTATCAGACTATTTACAAATGGGGTTAAGCAAAGAATTGTTCTTAGGTATTGAAGATGACCTATTTACTTTCGTGGATGACCACGTACAAGCTCATGGGGTGTTCCCTCATGCCGATACAATAGAAGAACAGATAGATGTGGAATTGCCTACGGTGACGGAACCGGCAACCTATTATCTGGAGCATTTTGAAAACCGGTACTTCCAACAACGGTTAAAGAAAATAATGTTGGAAGCTCAAGGTTCGTTAAAAAAGAAACAACCGAAAGCGGCCTTAGAACTGTTACAAGATGAGGTGGTTAATTTAACCTTAAAACGTAACCGACAAAAAATGGTGAATTACACTACAGAAGCCTATAAGTTGATTAAAGATAATTATATGCAACAATGGCTGGGGGAAGATGGTATTCACGTTGGTTGGCCTTATTTAGACCGCTTAACGGGTGGTTTATTGGGTGGGGATGTTCTGGTTATTGTCGGAAGGCCAGGAACCGGCAAAACCTACAACCTTTTGCACATGGCAATGCATCCATGGCTACAAGGTAAAGTACCGCTTGTGGTGTCTATGGAAATGAACCCACTAGCACTGTCACAACGTATTGCGGCAATGCAAGCAAATGTACCAGCAAACTACATTAAAACTGGGGATATTCCTCCCAAGTTCAAAGATAAAGTATTCAATGTACTATCCGAAAATGCCGAAGATGAAGGGAAACCTCCTTTCTGGATTGTGGATGGAAACTTAACAGCTTCAGTAAATGATATTGCATTACTTTGTCATCAATTAAAACCAGATTGTGTTTATGTTGATGGGGCGTATATGTTGAAGTCAGAATCGGGATTTGCAAAACACGAACAGATAGCAGATTCAATACAAGGGCTAAAAGAAAAAATAGCCGGTACTTTAGATATTCCTGTTGTGGCAAGTTACCAGTTCAATCGGGAACAAACCAAGGCGGCAGAAAAAGGCAAAACTGGAGTTCAGCATATTGGTGGCTCAGATGCCATTGGTCAGATTGCTTCGGTAGTACTGGGGGTATCGGGCGAAAATGACCCCTCCCTTCCATCCTTCCATGACCACGTAAAAATAATTGAAGTATTGAAAGGTCGGAACGGAGAAACCGGTTCATTTAAAATTAACTGGAAATTTTCTACATGGCCTTATATGGATTTCTCGGAACTCAATACAGAAAAATACCACGACAAGGACGATAAGGCCGGACACGCTGAAATGGATTTTGGTGATGAAGAAGAGCTACCGCAAATGGAAGAAAACGTGGAGGACTTGCAATATTAATGCAATTGATTGCAATAAATAATTATTTGACAATTAAAATTATGTATGTATAATTAACCTACGCTATCATTCCTACTTCGGGAATGAGGCTTAAACCAATGGGGTAACAAAAATGCCAGTAACAATTAATAAGAAGAAAACAAAAACCACATCTAAAAAGAAACTTGCTTCAAAAGCAAAAGCGGCAATACAATCTGATGCTATCAAAGAATTGGTGGATGTGATGGGCGTAACTCAAAAAGCAATGGAACGCCACGCTCAAGCCTTAATGCCATTACAGGAAACTTATTCAACTGCTAAGGCAGAATTATTGGTGTTGGCTGATGAGCAATATGATGCTGATAAAAAAGCGGTGATAACCACTGATGATTATTTAGCTGATATTGGGATGAAGGGAAATAAAACCACGATTACTGATAAGTCAAGAATTATTGATTTGCTGGATAATATTGATGAAGCATTGGTACTCAAACTGATTTCTTTTAAATTGACTGAATTAAAACAATACCTGACACCAAATGAAATAAAAGCAGTCACACAAATTGAGCGACTTAATGCCAGAACTGTGAAGGTTAATGCCCTTGCATAATGGATGAACAACGGATTGTAAAATTCCTGCAAGCTCTCGGTTCTGAACCGTGTGATGTTCAGAATCGGGATGAGTGGGTACTGGCAACTTGTCCTTTTTTTTTGGAGTTATTATGAAAAAAACACACGGTATGTCAAGGTTAAATGGTAAACGTAACCCTGAATATTCAAGATGGCAAAAAATGAAAGCTAGGTGTGCTGATAAAAATGATAAAGATTATGGTGGGCGAGGTATAGCTGTCTGCAATAGGTGGTTGATTTTTTCCAATTACTTTGAAGATATGGGTACCTGCCCAAAAGGGTTATCTCTTGATAGACGGGATAACAGTAAGGGCTACTCAAAAGATAATTGTCGCTGGGCTACACCTAGTCAGCAAACATACAATCGTAGACCTTACACCAGAACTAAATACAAAACTTCTAAAATAAAATCAGAAGTAAAAAAATTATTAGAGGAGGGAAAAACCACTAGAGCTATTGCATCTAAATTAGGTGTAGGAAAAACAACTGTATGGAGAATATCTAACGGTTATGGATGAGCAACGTATACATAAATTTTTAAAAGCATTAGGCTCTGAGCCATGCGAAAATCAAAACAGGGATGATTGGGTGTTAGCCACTTGTGTTTTTGCACCTTGGTTCCATGAAGGCGGTGTAGACAACCACCCTTCATTCGGGGTGGAAAAGAAACCTAATGAACAATCAAGATTTTACTGTTTTAGCTGTAACTCCCATGGTGATTTAATGGATATGGTTATCGACTTAAAACATGAAGGGGCAACCTCAGATGAGGGTTATGATTTTTCTACGGCTTTGCAACTGATTGCTGACGAAAATGAAAATGCCGAACTTGATATTCCAGACTATGAGAATGGGACTGTGAAACCTAAAGTTGTAACCAAGATATTTGCCGAATCATTCTTGGAGTCCTTTAAGAAAGCAAAGTTCTTCAAGGATGGTTTGTTATACCTAGAAAGCCGTGGATTAACACCACTAGAAATACACGAACTTGATTTCAGGTTCGATTCAAAATATAAGCGCGTATGCATACCTTTAAGAGACTTTGATGGGAAGTTGATGGGATTGCATGGGCGAGCAATCTTAAAAGGCACCACGCCTTCGTATAATGCCTATAAATACAATAATCATTGGAATAAATTACCGTGGCTTGGAGAAGAATGGGTAGACCTCGAAATGACCGTAGTTTTATGTGAGTCGGTATTCGATTTTATTCAGATACGAAAAGTCTATAAAAATGTGATGTGCAGTTTATCCTGCGGTATGGGTAAGCAGAAAATAGAGCGTATTAGAGGCGCGTTAGATGTTATTACCTTGTACGACTATGGTAAAGGAGGAAACATGGCAAGAGAGGGCTTAGATAAGTTTTTAAAGAACTCTGCAATAATTCACTTAATACCAACAGAAGAACAGGATGATGCCGGAAACATGACCGAGCTGGAAATATACGAAGCACTTGAACCCTACTTAACACTGGATGAGAAATGAGCGAACAAGAAGAACCTTTCAGCACTTTGAACGTGACTGAAGGAATTAGATTAAATCGGTTGATTTGGTTTCTTGCACAAATTGAACCGGAGCAATTAGTAACCTTAAAAGTTGATGGTGGTTCTGCAACAGACCTTGTAGGCCATTTAATTGTCAACCTTTGTACTGAGCATGATATTTTTTCCAACAAACTTTACACAGGCATACAGATAGAACAGCACGTAATGAACTAATTTGACAATAGATAATTTATATGTATAATTGTATGAGCTAACGATAAGTTTAGCTTTATTTAATCAAACACCGGTCAGGTGTAATATTAGGAGAAGTACAATGGGTTTTTTGAAGAAAGGCAAGGCCAGTCAAAAACAAATGGCGGCTGCGGATGAAAAAGCAAAACAAATGGAAGAGGGGTTTATTCGTAGATTCTGGATGCCAAAAGATGCTGAAACAACTATCACATTTCTTGACGGTAAATTATTACCAGATGGACTGCTAGACAACACTACATTTCTGGAACATCAATTAAATCTAAACGGTTCGTGGCAAAATTGGTATGCATGTACCAGTGAGGATGAACCTTGCCCTATTTGTGAGGGTGGAGATACACCTTCATTAGTTGGCGTATTTACGGTTATTGACCACTCAGAATGGACTTCCAAAAAAGACGGCTCAGTACATAAAGACGAAAGACGACTTTTTGTAGCCAAACGTCAAACACTGAAACAGCTTCAAAAAATTGCTACCAAGCGTAAAGGTTTACTTGGTTGTACTTTTGAAGTTTCGCGTATCGGTGAAAAAGCGGCAAGTGTTGGCGATATGTTCGACTTCGTACAGAAGAAAACATTATCTGTTTTGGGTAAAAAATATAAGGAAGCTATGCCTTATGATTACCAAGAAATTTTGACTTACAAAACAGCCCAAGAACTTCGTGATGAGGGCTTTGGTTCCTTAACTGTTGGCGCGGAGCCGGATGTTGATGATGATGATGAAGAAGCTCAATATGATGATGACGTATAAGCTTTAAGGTTTTGATTTGGGGATTCTTGGTATTAGCTCATCACACCTTTGCAGGTATTGAGGGTTCCCTAATCATTTTACGGAGATAGAAATGACTTGGACTAATAAAGTTCCATTGATTACAAAAGAGGCGGCTGTATACCCATACTCCCCTTTACTAAAAAAGAAGTTTTCCTTAATGAGTCGGTATGAAGAACCGATAACCCTTTTCAGGGAAATAGGAGAAGGCACTCAACACCGAATTTTACTACCCAGACAAGTATGCCCTATGGGTGTCGATAAAAGAGTTTCTGGGGTACCGGTAAAATTTACTTCAATATTTGAACCCAGAAGTGATGAACAAGCAAGAGTGGTAAATGAAGCTTCAACTTTATTGTTGGATGGACAGTCTTTTGTTGTTAGGGCTCCAACTGGTTTCGGAAAAACAATTTGTGCTATGCAGATGATTCACAATGTTGGGCGTAAAACCTTAATAGTTGTGACCAAAGAAGATATACGTGACCAGTGGATAGATGCCGCAAAAATGATACTTGGACTAAAAAATTCTGAAATTGGAATTATCCAAGGTGATTCATGCAATACCAAAGGCAAGAAGTTCTGCATAGGTATGATTCAATCTTTATCGAAGGCCGGAAAATACGCACCTAGTACATGGGCTGATTTTGGTTTTGTTATTTGGGATGAAGTGCATAGGGTGGCGGCTGACCATTTCAGCAATAGCGCATGGCTATTGCCTGCAAAATTAAGAATGGGGTTATCGGCAACCCCAGAACGAAAAGACGGTAAGGACGTTGTTATAGCGGCTCATATCGGTAAAGTAAGAGTTGCTACCGAACAAATGAAAATGATACCAAAGATACTGGTAGTTAATTCCACGTTCAAGCTTCCAATGGTACCTAGAAAAGTAAATGGTCGATTTAAACAGGTTCCATTACCGCATACTCCAGGGCGAATCCAAGGGGTAAATAAATATTTAATCAAAAGCGTTGCCAGAAACAAAATGATAGGCACCTTCATAAAAACTGCTTATTCCAAAGGTCGAAATATTATTGTATTTTCAGATATGAAAGCGCATCTTGATAGGCTTTATGAGATTTGTGTGATGAATGCTATTCCTCAGAAAGATATGTCTTTCTACGTGGGGGGTTTATCAAAAAAGGATAGAGAACGGGCGAAAGTAAAACCAGTGATTTTTGCAACTTATGCCATGACTTCAGAGGCCACAGATATTCCATGGTTGGATACGGCAGTTTTGGGAACACCTCGGTCAGATGTGGTTCAAATAGTCGGGAGAATTTTACGGGAATACCCAGACAAAAAAGAGCCGATAGTCTTTGATGTAGTTGACAGGTGTAGCAACGTACTAACAGGATACTATAACAACCGGAGAAAATGGTATGCTGATATTGGTTGCACCGTGAAGATAAAGAATTGACTTCTAGCCTTAAATAAATTATAATTGTCAAAACTGAAATAAGGTTAAGGAGATAAACAATGCCAGTTAAAATTAAGAAACGACCAAAAAAGAAACCCTTTAAAAAGTGGTACGATGACAATAAAGCGGATTTCAATGAGCAACGAAGGGAACGATATAAAAACGACCCAAATTATAGGGAAAAGGTACGCCTTGAAAATGCCAAGAAGTCAAAACGGAAACCCAAACCAAGAAAACCGTTTGATTCTTTTGAAGTGGTGACATTAAATTTACACGGCAGAAAAACCCTTGAATGTTATTCCATAAAAGATGCCTGTACTTTAATTGGTAGAGGTCTACAAACTATCCGGTTGTGGATAAAAAATAAAGATATTCCTACCGGTTTTATTCAAGATGATAAACGGAATAAATACTACACTGTTAATCAAGTAAAATTATTATGTACCTTTGCCGATATTAGGAGAGGATTGAGTGGGGCTAAATTAGATGCCGAGCAGGATTTAAAAGAAGCCTCAAAAATTGTGTTCCATAATTGGGAGAAATAAATGCCAGTAAAAATAAAAAAGAAAAGTACCGCCACGGAAGAAGAAGAAGCACCGAAAAAAGCAAAACAAAAACCTGTAGCGAAAAAAACCGTTGCAAAGAAACCAGAAACCAAAGATATTGCTAAACAATCTAAGGAAACTAAATTGTTGGTTGATGGTGATGAAGTTTCTGATGGCGAAATATTCAACATGAAGGAACCAACTGGGAATGTAAGTCTTGAGTATCCAGATGGCACCACGAAGAATATTCAGATTAAATTAGCCAATGCCTCAAACTATGTAGGGCCTACAGTAAATGTGGGTATAAGTTTGGGGCTTACCGTTAATATCGGCAATTATGAAAATGTAAAGGCGCAAGTATCGCTTCATGTACCTTGCTCACATGAGGAAATTGAAGATACTTACGAATTTGCAAAAACGTGGGTGGATGACAAGATTGAAGAGCTACAATCAGAAATATCAACTCACAAAGAATAAGTGCAATCAATTGCAATGGGGGATAGGTAATGAGTTCTGTTGATGAACTATTAAAAGAAATGGATAAGCAGTATGGTGATGCTGTTGTAGGTAATGGGCACGACCAACCAGAATATACCAGAGCTGACACAGGGATGTTTCCTATTGATTTAGCAATAGGTGGGGGTTTTCCAGTCGGTAAAATGAGCATAATATACGGGCCTGAGTCTAGCCTTAAAACAACGGTGGCATTAAAAGCTATTGCTCAGTACCAACGAACTAATCCAGACAAGACTTGTGTGTTTGTGGATATTGAAGCTAGTTATGATAAAGACTGGGCAATAAAGTTAGGGGTGCAAACTGAAAAATTAAAGTTATTGCGACCCACTTATGCTGAAATGGCAGTAGATTTGATTGAAGGGATTTTATACGCTGATGATTGCGGAGTGGTTGTAGTTGATTCATTAGCGGCAATGGTAACGGCAAATGAGCTAAACAGTAGTGCTGAGAAGGCCGTGGTGGGTGGTTCCGGTTTGGTTATCGGGCGATTTTACCGTAAAGCTGTTATGGCTATATCAACCGCTATTAGAAAAGAAAGATACCCGACTTTGATATGTATTAATCAGATACGTTTTAAAATTGGGGTTATGTATGGCGACCCTGAAACAATGCCTGGAGGAAATGCTTTTAGGTACGGTGCGGCTTTGATTCTTCGTCTTTATGGTAAAGATGAAATTGATAAGAAAATAAATGCTACCTTACCTTCATGGAAAATATGTTCCGGTATCGTAAAGAAATATAAGATACCGATTTTTTCAAAGTCCTTTGAGTTCAGAATGTCAATCAACAAAAATACTGGTTTTGCTATCGGTGATGTGGATGATTGGAATACTTTTAAGAAGTATATGCAGGATTTTGGGATAATCAGAAAAGGAGAAAAAGCCGGTAGTTGGTTTTTGGGGGAGCAGGAATTTAAAACTATTTCATCAATAAGAAAGCATATTGATGAAGATGAGTCTCTTAATTTAGCCTTACGTGAATTGGTATTTGAAACTGCGTTAGGTGATGATGAAGAGGATAATGAGGATGCCGAAACAGAGGAATAGTTATGAGCGAAACTATAGAAATGAGTGTTGTTGTTATACGAGAAACACCAAAGGCTTTTTTGGTAGATGATGGGGAAGAACATTGGATACCTAAATCCCAGATTACTGATGCTGAAGAATATGGTGAAGGAGAAGAAGCTACCATAGAAGTATCATTATGGTTTGCTACAAAGGAGGGGTTGGCGTGAGTGATAACCCGTGGATGAAAAAACATACAGGGAAGAAAAACGACCACGGGCGAAAAGCAGAAGTTAAGGCCGCTAGAAGGATGGGGGGTAAACTTCATGCTGGTAGTGGCAACATGGGGGTAAAAGCAGATTTTACTGTAAAGGAATTCAAGATTGAAAACAAAGCGACTATTCATAGAAGTATGAAACTGGATTTGGATTGGTTGCTTAAGGTATCACAAGAAGCTCTTGAAGTTGGAAAAACACCTGCCTTATCTATTCAATTTGTGGATTCTCAAGGCACTTCCTTAAAAAGAGGTCGATGGGTAATGGTTCCTGAAGATGTTTTTTCTCAACTAATAGAAAATATAAACATAGGGGATTTATGATTACTCAAGATAAACTAAAAAAACATTTGCATTATGATTCAAAAACCGGTGTTTTTGTTAGATTGATAGCCTTGGCTAAAAGAACTAAAGTAGGTGATATTGCACAGGAATTTGCCGAAGCCATGGCGGTTAGCAAAATGCTTACACAAGATGAAACAATACCTTGTCTTTTAAATTTATTTGATATTATGGAAGAAAAGAAAAGAAAATCAAGGTTGAAAAGTATATGGAACTATCACGGCAATTAGGCCGGTTGGAGGATTGATGCCATTAAAAATAACTAAGAAACTAAAAAACAAAAATGCATTTAGTTTAAAGAAGATTTTGCATGAAAAAATTGCAGGTGTTCAAGAAGCAAGACCTATGCATAATATTCACGCTTCTGATGTGACTAAAGGGGATAAGGAATTTTGCCCAAGGGAATATTGCTTAGTAGATATTACCGGCAAAAAACGAAGGGATGAATTTATTGGGACTTCACTTAGAACCACATTCCACCATGGGGAGGATTTACAAAGACGAATCAATGAGGTTTATCTTGAAGATATTATGGTGGGTAATTGGGTATGCAGAAATTGTGGTGAAATAAAGCAGTTATGTAGGAAACCAACAAAAGGCCATTGCTTTACTAAATCTGGTATTGACCATAATTGGCAGTATGAGGAACCAAGACCCTTATCAAAAATATCTGGAATATCAGGCGGCATTGATGCCTTGATTATTACCGGAGAACCTAAATATCGAATCTATGAAATTAAGACCATGGCTTCGGATGCATTTAAAGCGTTAGTAGCCCCTTTAGCCGAACATCGGATAAGGACAAACCTTTATATGCGTTTAGTCGCTGAGGACACCACAGAGCTTCACGATAGGGTAAATACTGAGGTGGCTAATATTCTTTACGTGTGTAAAGGGTTTGGTTGTAAAGATGAATCATTAAAACTGATGGGGTTGAAAGATGCGGCCTTTTCACCTTTCAAAGAATTCACTGTTCATAGGGATGATTCAACTACCTTAATATTTACACGGAAGGCGAAGCTGATTAAAAAGTTTCGGGGTAACGGCAAGATGCCTGATGGTGTATGTAATACTTCATTTTGTAAACGGGCAAAAACCTGCCCAGTTGTATCTGAGTGTTTTTCTGGAAAATACCCAGCTCAAATAACGTGGAATAAAAAAGAAACATAAGAGGACTTAATATGACTGATGGCTCAATGTGCGAACTACCAAAGTACCAATGCATTAAAAAAGTGTGGGCTTTGAAAATAAAAGAAATATTCCATGAAGGTGATGCTGTATTTTTTAAGGCCACCGATGACAGATTTACACCGATACAACTAAGCATGGATTATGTAAATAAACATAAACCTGAAGCCGGTGGGTATTATGTTGTTTATGAGGGTGGGTATAAATCCTTTTCACCAGCAGAATCTTTTGAAGAGGGGTATATTACTGAGCAATCTGAATGGGCACTGGTTGATAGTGTTGAAGGTAGGCTGGTTAATTTGCCGGACTCAGAAAGACCTGTACTATTTCAATATGGGGATTGTGTTTATCTTGGAGTATTTAACCATGATGAGCATGAATTTGGATTTTATACTAATGCCATTATTGGTGGGGGTGATTTTGTGGAAGCAGAACATATCACTAAATGGAAGTACTTAACATGATTGTTTTAGGGTTGGATACTTCAACTAAAACAGGCGTGGTTATCTTGGAATTGAAACACGGGGAAGAAAAAATAAATTTACTGTATAAGCAGGAATGGAACTTTCCAACACTAAAAGGGATGCCACGATTAAAAGCATTCGCAGACAGGCTTTATGAATTACTGGATAAGTATGAGCCTGATGTTTGCATAATTGAGGGCTACGGGTTCGCTAATAAGCACACACTGGTAACGCTGGTTGAAGTGGGTACAGTGATTAAATACACGTTGCATTTATACCGAGTGCTTATTTTAGATATACCCCCAACTTCATTAAAAAAGTTCGTTTCTGGTAAAGGTAATGTAAAGAAAGATGTTATGATGTTGGAAACTTACAAGCGTTGGCACCTAGAAGGGACTGATAATGAGGTCGATGCTTTTTGTTTAGCTCAATTTGGTTTGGGTTTATTGGGGTATGTAAAAGTCCCTAAAGTTAATGCAACCGCTTTAACAGAGTGGGCTAAGAAACATCCTAAAGATATAGAAAAATTGCAATTGATTGCAAATAGTGAAATATGATTAAAATTAAATTTGACAATTAAAATTATATGCGTATAATGAAGCTCACATTAAACGAAACGGATTAAAAAAATGAAAACTATCACAACTGACGATTTATTGGAAATGACTGAAATTGCAATGTCCTTAACTGAAAAAGGGGCGGCTTTTAATTGCCACAAATTAAACGGCAGTTGGGTGTTTGAAATTACTGGGTACTAGGAAAACTTTATACCATGGATGGTTTATTTTATTATTGGAGATACAAAAATGGCTGAAGCTAAAAAAACAACAACTGCTGCGAAAGTTGCGGCAGGTAAAAAAACAACAACTGCGAAACCAAAAACTACCACAGCAGTAAAACCAAAAACTGCTACCAAAGCAAAATCTGATTTAATTGTCGATACCGCTCACAAACTTGAAAATTTAACCAAGGTGAAAGCTTATGCCATGGTTTCAAAATTGGCTCAAGATATTGACTTTTCATATTTTCAGTTGGGTGGGGTTCTATCGGTTATTCAATCAAATGGTTGGTACACTGATGAGGGTTTTGATAATTTCAAATCTTTTGTTGAAGAAGAATATGGGCTTGGTTATCGTAAAGCAATGTATATGGTTGGGATTTATAACGGCTTGGTTGAAGCTAATATTCCATGGGAAAAGGTTGAAGGTTTGGGTTGGTCTAAACTGAAAGAACTGTGCGATATTATCAATGAAGAAAATGTTGATGAATGGGTGGAAATTGCTTCCGAGCTAACCGTGATTCAATTACAAGCCTACATCAAAGAACAACAAAAAGGTTCGACTGCCTCTGATGACGAGGATGATGAAGATGCTCCAGATGCAATGGAAGAATCAACTAAATTATCAACCTTAACCTTTAAGGTGCATGATGACCAAAAAGAGGTCATCAATGATGCCGTGGATAAGGCTAAAAATGATGCTGACACGGAATTTGCTAACGTGGCAATGGAATCTATTTGTTTGGCATATTTGTCTGGTAACAAACCTAAGAAGGCACCTAAACCTAAATCATTAAAAGATACAATGAAAGGCTCTTCATGGGAAGAGGTACTAGAAATATTTGAAGAATTATGGCCTGATGTTTCCTTAACTGCAGAAGTGGATTAACCAAGCGCTGTGGTAACTCGGTGGGGTGTAAAAACCTCACCATTTTTTTTAAACCAATGGACAAAGCAAAATGTTTGAATCAATAAAAAATATCTTCGGTAATAAGGCAAAAACTGATATAGCTGAACTACAAGTAGTTAAAGATGCGAATACCGATACAGATTTTAAATTTAATCTTGGTGATGAGGTCAAAGATGACATTACCGGCTTTAAAGGTGTAATAGAATACCGTATGCAATGGCTAACTAATTGCAACGCTTACGGGGTATTACCGTCTGGATTAGACCCTCATGGTAAGCCAAAAGAAAGACAGCAGTTCGATGAGCCACGTCTAAAACTGCTAAAACCAAAAGTAGTAAAGGAAGTAAGACATACTGGGGGCTGTAAAGATATGCCTATGGAATCAAACCGGTTTTAATTTTAACTTAACTAGGAGTACAACGTATGACACCAGAACAATATTTAGTTGATTCGGAACGCACCTTATCAAAATTTCCTGATGGTTTAGGGCTATCAAGTGACACAGCAAAATCTTTAGGTAATGTGATTAAACAAGCTATTGATGTTTGCCAGCAATTAGATGCATTAAAAAAGAATATTTACTACGGTAAGCCTATGGTTGATGGCGCGGTAATTTTATCTGATGCCGATACCATGGCCTTAGAACCGGATGAACTTGAAGCTTTGCAAAAGTTTGATTCACGGGAAGTTGATTTGCTTCACGCGGCACTAGGTAAATTAACCGAAGCTGGGGAAGTGATGGAAAATGTATTTGCCTTTGTTTCTTCAGACAAACAAAACTATGATGTAAAAAATACTATCGAAGAAGTTGGGGACGGCTTTTGGTACGATGCTATTTTACTTCGTGATGCTGGTGTATCTATTGAGGAATGCATGGATAAAAATATCAATAAATTGCTGGCGCGGTACCCAGAAAAATTCAATACAGAAGATGCTTTGAATCGGGATACCGAAGCTGAACGAAAGGCAATGGAAGATGCAGGTTAATAGAAGAACCGGCCTTGTAGATAGGAGGGGGCGAACACAACATATAGCCCCCTTGTTTGTAGGCGTGGGTAATGCTATCCGGTTTCTTATTGAAATGATAACGATAGTTCTTAGTTTTATTTATTTGGGGTTTTATGCCGGTGCTACTTTTACTGTTATTTTGTGGTATGTAGAAAAAAGCAAACTGGATGAAGCCGAACGATTGGAGAGAAGTGTTGGAAGGCGAAAAACAGATTGGGAGTATTACACAGCCTAAACCAGCTATTATTTGGCTTACTGGATTATGTGGTTCTGGTAAGTCAATGTTGGCTACAAAGATTGTGGATGAACTTCGTGTGAGGGGTTACGGTGCATGTAACCTTGATGGTGATGAATTAAGAAAAGGTATTTGTTCTGATTTAGGTTTTTCTTTAAAAGACCGGTCAGAAAATGTGGCGCGTGTGGGGGAGGTGGCAAAATTATTGGTAGACGCTGGTATGTTTGCAGTGGTGTCTTTGGTTTCACCTATTCTTATTGATAGGGCTATGGTTAGGGATTCGGTGGAAGAAAACCAATTCATAGAAATTCACATGAATGCATCTTTAGAATATTGTGAAAGCGTGGATGCAAAAGGAAATTATGCAAAGGCACGGTCTGGGAAATTAAAAGATTTTACAGGCATTAGTTCTTCATACGAATTTCCAAAAGATGCAGAACTGACTTTCAATATTGAAGTGCATGATATTGAGCTGGTATGCATAAGAAACATTATTGCTTTTTTAAATGAACGGGGGAACATTACTATTTCTACCGGCACCGGAGATAATAATGGCTGAAGAAGAGAAGAAACCACCACCTACAGTTATTGACAAGAAAATTGTTGGCTTTAAAGTATTAACAGATGAACCTGAAGAAGTAGAAGGGTTGATTTGTGAACAAACAGGGATGCATGAAGAAATAGAACGGGATGAGATTCTAAACGGACGAACATACAAGTTCAAACATCCTGTTAAAGACTTCGCTTATTACGTTACTTTGAACGATAAAGAAATAAACGGTAATCTGTACCCGTATGAAATTTTTATCAACTGTAAAGACCCTGAGAGCGCACAATGGGTATTTGCTTTGACCAGAGTAATATCTGCAGTATTTAGAAAAGGTGGCGATGTTGTCTTTTTAGCAGATGAACTAAAAAGCGTATTTGACCCTGCCGGTGGTTACTTCAAAAAAGGGGGGGTATTTATGCCCTCTATAATTGCTGAAGTTGGGCATATACTTGAAAAACATTTAATTGCTATTGGGATTATAGAAGTTCAAAAAGATAAAGCCACGGAAGAATTTATTGCTCAGAAGCGTGAAGAGTACAAAAAAGCTAACCCAGACGATAATAACACAGCAGAATACCCCCCACAGTCCACTGTATGCCCAAAGTGTAGCGTTAAGGCTGTTATCCTTATGGATGGGTGCCAAACTTGTTTAAGTTGCGGTGAGTCCCATTGCAATTGACATAGGAATCTAAATGTTGTTATGATTACTTATGAAATATAAAAAAGGTGATACTTTTAATCAGTGGACTCTATTAGATTACTATCCTGATAAAAAAAGATGGTTAGCTAAATGTAGTTGTGGTTTAGAAAAATTTGTAATTATTACTCATTTAGTGAAAGGTAATTCAACTAAATGTAAATACTGTTATGGTATGTCTAAAAGGAGTGGTTGTTTTTTTCATAAACGAGAATATAATTCTTGGGATAGTATGAAGCAACGGTGCTTTAATAAAAACAATGACCGCTATTCTAATTATGGTGGTAGAGGTATTACTATTTGTTCTGATTGGCGTGATTCTTTTGAAAAGTTTTTTGATGATATGGGGGTTAGGCCAGAAGGTACCACTTTAGATAGGATTGATAATGAAGGTAACTACGAGGTATCCAATTGCAAATGGTCTACTTCGGCAGAACAAGCCTCAAACAAAAGCACTAATATACAACACGCAGGACGCACATACACTATTAAAGCTTTAGCAGAATTATATAACATGCCTTATGGGAGGCTACAATCAAGAATAAAAAGAGGTTGGCCTTTAGAACGGGCTTTAACAGAAAGCAAATGTGGGTGATTCTATGAATGAAAGAGATACTAGGGTGATTGATAAGTGGGACAAGCGATTTTTGATGATGGCTCAACTTATTGGCACTTGGAGCAAAGACCCCTCAACAAAAGTTGGGGCGGTAATTGTTGACACTAATCAAAGAATTGTTGCTACCGGCTATAACGGGTTTCCACGGGGGGTTATTGATGATGAAGAATCTTTAGGGGATAGGAACGTAAAATACCCTTTAACTATTCATGCAGAAGCCAATGCAATACTATTTGCTAATGTAAATTTAACCGGCTTTACGATTTATTCTACTCATCCTACTTGTGCTGGTTGTGCCGCTATGGTTGCCCAAACTGGTATTAGTCGGGTGGTTTGGATTCATCCTGAACCGCAGTTTATTGACCGGTGGAAAGAAAGCACTCAATTAGCTAAACGTGTATTCCATGATGCTGGGATTTCTACCACTATTGTTGATGGTGATTTTTAATGTGCCTTGCTTTCAGAAAACAAGAGTTAGGTTGGTGGGTATGCATTAGCTTGGTTCTTATTACTACTGGGATGCTATTGGGGGCTTTATTAATAAAATCGGAGGTGTCGAAACCAAAACAACCTAAAGTAATTTATACAGGTGATGTAATTTGTGATTAAAAATAAGAGGAACTAATGAATAAATATAGAATTACTGTATTAGAGCAATATTCGGGTGCAATGGTGGCAGAAATATCTGAAGCCGCTACCTTCCCTGTACCACAAGAACCTATCCATTTTTTTAAGGATGGTCGGTCAGGGTTTCCAATAAAAGTAGAACGGATAACTGAAGCTGATTATTCAGATGTGGTTGACACTACCGTAACTTTAGAAGGCTAATGAAAAAGACAATACTATTATTGTTGGATATAATTATTCCCAGATTTGTTGATGAACGTATAGCTATAAATAGAACAAGCATTACTCAAGTAACTACCGTGTGCTTAGAAAAAGATATAACAAGAGACACGGTATACACAGGGGTGATAGGTAGACGTTGCTTTAATTTTTTTGGGGTTGGGTTATTTATGACTTTTTACGAGGTGGATTAAAAAATGTATCATTATCAATGTAAACTAGATAGGGTTGTTGACGGGGACACCGTGGATGCTTTTATTGATTTAGGATTTAAACTTACAATCCATAAGCGGATACGATTAATGGGCATAGACGCGCCCGAGACTCGTACACGGGATAAAGAAGAAAAAGTACACGGTATTGAATCAAAGGAATGGTTGGAAAACAGAATCAAAGTTGATGGTAGTGGTTATTTTGAACTGCTAACTGAAAAGGATGATTCTGGTAAGTATGGTCGATTGTTGGGTACCCTTATGGTAGACCATGTAAATCTCAATGAGCAAATGTTGGATTTGAATTTAGCCATGCCTTATTATGGTGGGAAAAGGTAATGCAATACTGTTGCCCTGAGTGTGGAGTTACCGGTGGTGATAATGAAAAACTTTATCGTTATATAGGTTATTGGTGCCATGTATGCCACGACCCGAAAGTAAGAATGAAACCTTCCAATAATGGGAAGATACTATCTGATGATAAAGTAACAAAACATAATGCTTACCAAAGATTAAAACAACGGTAGTTTGCAATCAATTGCACTGAAAAACCGCCTTCACATTCGGGGGGGCGGCTCTTAACATTATCCAATTCTCAAAAGTTGGGAAAAAGCTCTGAATACTAAGTAACAACTAAAGAGAATACTATAGAGAGTATAGAGAGAACATCTTAATAACTATGTTAATCAATATTGTGTATAATCATAATTTCAATATGTGAATAAAAAACAGCCCTAATAATGATACATTTCTACGTTAATTTGTAGACGTTATGCTGTATACCACAGTATATGCGGTGTGTAGCGTTAATAATATTTTATTAAAAACAATTAGACCCTTATGAAAACAAAAATTATACCCCTAAAACAACTAATTCCTTCTGAAAATAACGTGCGAATTCACACCGAAGAACAGGTGAATGAAGTGATTGCGAGCATTGAAGAATTCGGATATACAAACCCTATCGTAGTGGATGAAAACTTTGGGATTTTGGCAGGGCATTGTCGATTTGAGGCCCTTACTTTACTGAAAAAAACTAAGGTACGGGTGGTGATAATTGAAGGATTATCTGACATCCAAAAACGTGCTTATATGTTAGCTGATAATAAATTAGCTATGAATTCTGAATGGGATGTTGAAGCCTTAAATGCGGAGCTGGTTGCACTACAAGAATCTGATGAAATTGATTTCAATATAATGGGTTTTGGTGAACAAGACATGGCAGATATTGAAGAAGAATTATTAGCTCTATCTGAGGCCGCAGAATTGGATGGTTCGGGTTTTACACCGGAGATAAATCCTACCTCAAAAAATTACTCAGAAGTTGAGGATGGTGATATGGATAAAACGGCTAAAGAGTTGGATGATAAATTCAAAGATAACACGGAAGAAACTTTAGAAGTGATTTGCCCTCATTGCGCTGAAACTTTCGATGTGAGGGTTTAATGGATAATCCAGAGGTTGGTGCAATATTTGAAAAATTAAAATGGACGTTCGCTAAGTCTATGCCAAAGAATCCTCACTATTATACTTTAAGAAAAAATTGGGAGGATGATGCCTTATTTTGTGCCGTGGTGATGTACATAAGAAAGAATGGTAAAAAGGTAATGTTTGGCAAAACCCAGTATATTATACTTATTATAGATGGGTACCGTTACTGGACTATGGGCTGCCCACTTAATAGACCCGATGGCTCACCATATACCCGACTTATAAATAAGGCTAAGGAGAAATGAAACGGGGGTATTTACGGATAAAAAGTATTACTATTGATGAGGCTGAAAAATATTCTGTTTTCGTAGGGATGCCTCAAACATTCCAATACAGGAAAAGGGATTTATGGCTTGGGGTATTCAGTAGCAATACTTTGGTTGGTGTTTGTTGTTTTTCTTATTCAAATACCACTGGAAATATCATGCATAATTTTGTCACAACAAGATATAGAGGTCGGGGTGCCTTAGCAAAAACATTAATAAGGATAAAGTCTTTTGCTGCGGATAATTCGATTGATACTATTTATTCAAGCGTAACACCAATGGCATTAAACTCACACTTGAAAGCAGGGGCAAAAATAATAGCGATGTATAAGAATAAAAATACCAAGGTAGTGTATGAAAATTTTTACTAATAAGAGTGTATACGAGGCGGCATTAGATAGAATTCGATACTTGTATGATGAATTTGAAAACATAACAGTAAGTTTTTCGGGGGGAAAAGATAGCACAATTTGTTTACAGTTGGCCTTAATTGTTGCCGAAGAAAGAAAACGATTACCACTAAATGTAATATTTATAGACCAAGAAGCGGAATGGAGCTTTGTGCAAACCTATATGAAAAAGGTAATGCATGACCCAAGGATAAAACCTTATTGGTTCCAGATGCCGATAAAGATAACTAATTCGACTTCAACAACTGACCCTTGGTTGTATTGTTGGAAGGAAGGTGAAGAAGAAAACTGGGTGCATCCAAAAGACCCTATAAGTATTAAAGAGAATACTTACGGCACAGACAGGTTTTATGAATTATTTGATGCCATTATCCGAAAAGAATTTAAAGGGCAATCTACGGCTAATTTGGGGGGTGTAAGAACCCAAGAATCACCAGCACGCTACTTAGGCTTAACTGGTGCGGTTACTTATAAATTTATTACATGGGGAAAGATACTAACCAAGAAGCTAAACCATTTCACTTTTTACCCTATTTACGATTGGGGATATAAAGATGTTTGGAAGGCTATACATGATAATAAGTGGGAGTATTGTGAGCTGTACGATAGGATGTATCAATATGGTATTACAGTAAATAATATGAGGGTTTCTAATTTACACCATGAAACTGCTATACAGAATCTTTATATCCTACAAGAGATTGACCCGAAGGTTTGGGAAAAACTAACCAAGCGATTGCAAGGGATAAATACCGCAGGTCATTTACAGAAGGAAAGCATTTCTCCACCTAAACAATTACCTTATATGTTTAAGGATTGGATGGAATACCGAGACTATTTGGTTAAGCATTTAGTTACTGATTCTGAGGTGCGTGGGAAGTTTAAAAAATATTTTGAGGGGCATGATAAATACTATCAGTCTCCATTAATTAGAGACCTGTATTTGCGCTCTAATATAGTTGCAGTAATGACTAATGATACAGGGGCAAAGTTGGGTAATTTTGAAACTATATCTGATGTTCGTGAATATAGAGCTTTCATTCGTGGGGTTGAAAGACCTAATAACGTAAACAATAAATACATCTTGGATTTAAAAGAATATGAGCATAAAAAAACACTTAAAAGAAGAAATAAAAGAGGCTTACGATTCAGCAAAAGATAAAGATGCATTTCTTTATGAGTTGCGTGAATATTTGCATAACAGTATTTCTCCACGAAAACATCAGCCGGTAGATTTAATTCGGTGGGTGGATATTGCGAAAGTTAAGCCAAACGATTACAACCCTAATAGCGTTGCTTCCGTTGAATTAAAATTATTGCATACATCTATCAAGCATGATGGTTATACACAGCCTGTAGTGACCATACACGATGAAGAAACTGATACCTATGTGATTGTTGATGGGTTTCACAGATACTTCACTATGCTTAATAATAAGGATATTACTGAAATGAATTTGGGTAAGTTACCGGTGGTGGTAATCAACTCAAACATCAATGACAGAATGGCCTCAACAGTTCGCCATAATAGGGCACGGGGGAAGCATTCTGTAAACGGTATGTCCAGCATGGTATTTGAAATGCTTGATAATGGTTGGGAGGATGCTCAAATTTGTAATGAGTTGGGCATGGAACCCGAAGAACTATTAAAGCTTAAACATGTAACCGGTTTCTCCAAATTGTTTGAGGATACTGACTATGCAAAAGCGTGGGAAACCAAAAAACAACTGCAGATTAAAAAGAACTTTAATGAAGCAGAAAAATTGCAATCAATTGCACCGAAGAATTCTAAAGGTGTAACTATTAAACGTAAAGGCAAAAAGGTATGATTAAAAATATAGGCAAGCACAGAATACGACACGGAGATATTCACGATGAGAAGGGTATAGCTACACTTGTCGGGAACCGTAAAGCAGATATTTATTACTCAGACCCTCCGTGGGGTTCTGGTAACTTAAAATACTGGGACACCATGAATAAGAAGATGAACAATATAGACACTTCAACTGGTAATTTCGATGTGGATGTATTCCTTAAAACAGTGTTGTCTCATGCCGCAGATAAAACCGAAGGTTGGGTGGTTATCGAATATGGTAAGCGGTGGATTCAAAAAGTAATTGATTTTGCTGAAGAGGCAGGATTGACTTATTGTACTCAGATTGAAACCGTATATTCTGGGCAAAACTTACCAATGGAGATTATATTCTTCCATACCGAAGGGAAGATGCCATTGGATGCTACGCCCATTTATCACTTGAAAGGGTACAAATGTACAAGAGAAGTATTTAAGTTGCTTAGACCGGCTGATGGAGGGCTAGGTATGGACTTATGTTGTGGTATGGGATACACGGCTCAAGCGTGTATAGATAATAATATGTCTTTCGTTGGTAATGAGCTGAACCGAGCCAGATTAGAGAAAACCATTACTAGATTAAGAAAAGACAAAAACGCTTAACGGGGATAATATGCCTATAAAGATAATCAAAAAAAATAGGGTAAAAAATGCCTATACTGCAAAGATACCATGGGATGATATAAAAGCTGATTTCTTTAAATGCAATCTTGAAAAGAAAAACAGCATGACCTTTTTGAAGTTGGCGGCTAAACATAAGCTAAACATTGGTACTTTGCAGAATCGGGCGGCAAAAGAAAAATGGTATGAAGAATTAAATGGGATGTTTGCCGAAGGACAAGATGCGGTGGATGAAGCTTTACTGCTTGGGAATAAGAAGAAGGCAATAGCGAAACTACAAGCAAAAAATATCAATGATGAGCTTGCAGTACGGCAACGGCATTTAGCTTTGTCTCGTAAAGTTATGATGAAGGCAATGGCTAAGATTGATAAGGTAGACCCAGATAAATTATCTGTTAGGGAAGCGTTAGATTTTATGCGGTTCGGTGTTGAGAATGAGCGTAAGGCTCTAGGTATGGTGGATGATGCCACGTTAATACTACAGGAACCAGTAAACAATAAAGTTGAACTAACTTACGGGAAGGTCGATTCGGTTATTGGTAGTTTAATTGAAGTTATACAAGGAGATAGTGGTGTCTTTGAAGAAGTCGAACCAGCAAATTAAAAATGATAGAATTAATCAGATAATTGATACCGAAATACCTCCATATCATAAAGAATTTTTCTTGGAGATATTGAAGGCAAGGCACCACGGTATAGTATCCGAAATAGAAAAGAAATATAAACGCTTACCGGTACCAGCAAACGTGTTTATTGCGGAAGATACCTTGTTAGGAACCCCAAACGCTCTGTATCCAGAAATAATGAAATGTATGCTGGAACTGAATAACGGTAAGTATACTGAAGCGGTACTTACAGGCTCTATTGGTTGTGGTAAGACCACGTTAGCCTTGTATACTACCGCTTATCAATTATATTTATTATCATGCCTAAGAACCCCCCACGAACAGTTCGGGCTTGACCCAGCATCAGAGATAATATTCATCTTCCAATCAATAAATGCAGGGTTAGCCAAGCAGGTTGACTTTGCACGATTTAAAGCCATGGTTGAAAACAGTGAATATTTCACTAAGCATTTTATGTTCGATAAGAATCTTGAATCGAAATTAAAGTTTCCAAACAGAATAGAAGTGATACCTGTATCGGGGCAAGAGACAGCCGCTATAGGGCAAAATGTAATAGGCGGTGTGATTGATGAATTAAACTACATGGCGGTTACTGAGCGGTCTAAAAACAGTGTAGATGGAGGTACATACGACCAAGCGGTAGCCCTGTACAACTCATTGGCACGAAGAAGAAAATCTAGGTTTATGAGCAAGGGCTCATTGCCTGGAGTATTGTGTTTGGTTTCTTCAAAACGGTATCCTGGTCAGTTTACGGATATTAAGATGGATGAAGCAGAAACCGAGATTGAGAGAGACGGCAAAACTACCATTTATGTTTATGATAAGCGTTCGTGGGATGTTATACCGCCTGATAGATTTTTAGGTGGCAGATTCAATGTATTTATTGGGGATGAATCCAAGAAGCCTTATATACTTAAAAATGAAAAGGACTTGAAACGACACAAAGATGAACTTGAATTAGTAATATCTGTGCCGGTGGAATACAGAACGGAATTCGAGACCGATATAATGAACTCATTGAGGGAAATTGCTGGTGTCAGTACCTTGGCGAAACATCCTTTCATGGTGAATACTGAGAAAGTTGCGGAAGCATTCCAACCTAATCATTTATCCATCTTATCAAGGGAGTTGGTTGATTTCAAGGATACTCAATTAGCTATTTATCCTGACCGCTTTCGGGATTTACAAGAACCGCGCTGGGTGCATTTAGATTTGGCATTGACCGGAGATAGTGCCGGTATAAGTATGGGCTACATAAAGAACTTTAAATCTATAAAACGTGGGGAGCTAGAAAACGAAATATTACCGAACATAAAGATGGACTTCACCTTGGAGATTGAACCACCGAAAGGGGATGAGATTCAGTTCCATAAGTTGCGGTCTCTAATCTATAAGCTATCGGAATATGGGGTAATCATTAAATGGGTAAGCTTGGATAGTTTTCAGTCGTCAGATTTTTTACAGATACTTCGTGTGAAGGGATATAAAACGGGTTTAATCTCATTAGACAGAACCACGATGCCCTATAATATTCTCAAGACTTGTATTTATGATGGCAGATTAACTACACCGGAACATCCTAAACTGAAGCATGAATTATTGTCTTTGGAGATTGACCAGAAGAAGGGGAAGATTGACCACCCCAGTACATCTACAAAAGATGTATCAGATTCATTAGGTGGGGTAGTGTATGGATTAACGACCCGTAAAGAACTTTGGTTTAAGCATGGTATTTCATTCAATAAGGTACCTCAGTCGGTTGTAGGCGCGTTGGAATCACAAGCTGCGGCAGATAACATGAAAGGGGGGCAATAATGCAAGATGAGCTTGTTTATAAGAATCGGTGTTATGCTTGTGTAGACCTAAAACTGATATTGGGTATGCGGTACCATAACAACGAAGCCATACTTAACAAGCTCAATGAATTAGGTGGGTATGAAGTATACCCAGAAGAGTATTACAGTGAGTATAGAATCCCAGTGCAATCAATTGCAAACTTAGAAGTGAAATAAGTTTGACAATTTAAAATTATCATGTATAATTGAACTCAACATAAACGAAACGGATTAAATAACATGACTACTCAAACTCAAATGAACGTATCGGTTGCAAACGGTGAAGCTGAATCTGTTGATGCATTGGGGATGCAATTGTTTCAAAACGTAGACTGGGAAGTTGAATCGGGTGATTTCTGGTCTACCTTTTCGGTTTGGTCGGTATTTGATACGGATGAATCAAGGGGTGAAGTTCAACGCTTTGTTGATTGGGCTTCTGATTTCCAAGGAGAATAAAATGTCAATGTTTAAACCAGCAACAAAATATTCTACGCGGTCAATTTGTGACCATAATTGCATCTTTGAAATAAAAGTTGTTTCTCGAACCGCCAAAACTATTAAGGCATTATTCCACGGTGAATTAAAAACCTACAGGGTTAGTATTTATGATGGTGTTGAAAGAATAAAACCTTGCGGCTCTTATTCAATGTGCCCAATTATCACGGCAAGTTAATTAAATTTGACAATTAAAATTATTCATGTATAATTAACCTACACTTTACGAAAACGGATTAAATAACATGACTACTTCAACTTTATTATCTTCATTAACTTCTACTCAAATAACATTGTTGGCGTATAAATCTAAAAAGGCACGTAAATCTGGGGACTGGAAAAACTACAGTCCTATTGCAAAATCACAAGGATTTGCGGCAATGAAACACGTTGGCTTAACTGATTAAGGGGAATAGAAATGGCTAAAATATCAATGGCAACACTTAATGATAAAATCGACCAAGTTAAACAGGCGCAAGGTAATGTAATGCCCTGCGTAACTGATAAGGAACGCAACCGTGCGAAAATGTACCTGTCTAAAGTTGGGTTGGAATTGATTAAAATGTTGGAAGGTGATTTGAATGCTCACGCTAAGAAGTTGGTGGCGAAAGCTGAATCAGTAATTGACCGCAACGTAAAAATACTGGGAGCCTAATATGGGTGCAGATACACCGGAGGATTATCTTTACTTAATAGCTAACATGGATGAGTGGGTATTATTGAATGAAGTCCTGAATAATCCTGAATACCTCGCAGATTCCTATTACCATAGAATAGCTGAAGCAATTCATAACCGATTTGATAAGCTAAAAAAATTAAATGGAAAAAGATTTGACAATTAAAATTATCAATGTATAATGGAACTCACACTAACCAAACGGATTAAATAAAATGTCAAACTTAAACGATGTACAACTTGAAGCAAAATACTTAACTAAACATGCGGTATCTGATGCTTCTGATTGGATGCAATCAATGGTTGATAATGCTGAACGTCAGCTTCGTGAAATGAAAAAATACCAAGAAATGATGAATGGTGATTCTACCTTGGCACAGAAAACTGATTATGTTTCTTGGGTAACTAATGAGACTCAACAATCGGTACGTGGTTTGGAAACAGGTGCGCGTGTTGCGGCTTCATTATCTGAAGCTAATACAATGAACCGTGTATTAAAATCTTTATCTAACACAGAAGCATAAACGGTACTTAACGGAGTAAATTGAAATGATGTTATTAACGAAAGCAATCAAAAAAACCATACCAGCTTTATATTCAACTGATAAGATTGAATTATGCAACAAACAGGTGGCAGTTAAATTCTTTACACCATGGAGCAATTATACTTGGTTTGTTTTTGAAGGTCGGGAATTGGCTGATGGGGATTGGGAGTTCTTCGGTATGATTCACGGTCAGGAAAATGAAATGGGCTATTTCAATCTTTCTCAACTCAAGGATATACGAGGCCCCTTTGGTCTGAAGGTGGAACGGGATAGAAGCGTGGCATTCGACACTTATAACGAAGGTAAATTGTAATGTTGGTGACTAAAGCAGATATTAAGCAAAAATTCATGGTGTATGGGGAGGTTACTATACCGAAAGGTACCCCAACCACCCACCAAACCGCCTGTGGAGTCGATGAGGACTACAATTTCATATCAACCTTTGCATGGGTACCACCGCATGAAGATGGAACCCCTCAACACGCTCTCATTCACGACCTCACCTATTACGGTTTGAATATTCAAAGACACTTACTGGAGAAAATATAAATGTGCGATTCTATCGACCTACACACAGCGATACCAGCATTGCTTGACCATATCAAAGAAACACCTGAATATGAGCAACTGATGGCTAATAATGCTGGTATTCCTGCTTATGTAATGGATGAGGGGGAAACATCTGAATGGTGGACTTCTGATGAAGCTAATTCTTTGTACCTCAATCTGATTGAAGTTGTTGAGGATGATGAAACTTGGTTTGATGGGAGTGAAGGATAATGGCTAACCCAGCAAACATAGTTAATGTTATTTACTTGAAGCAATTATTTAATTGGGAGGCCGGTGTTGTTTACTACCTTCCATTGGTGGGAAAATACGATAACCTTATTATTTATTCTGATGAAGGTTCTTCTAAATTTGCGGCATCCTACCATGAAGTTGAAATAACCGAGGTGTTCTTTGATGAAGATAAAGGGGATTGGTTTCTTCGGGTATCAGATGAAAGCTTATGGCATACTCAAAAGGGGCATAATGTAATGCCGATTAGTAGCTTCGGATTTGATGGTAGGCTAAATAGATTCATGCAAAAACTAAAGGTAATTGATTACCAACGTGCAATCTCACAAACTATCCTAAAGGTACTGTAATGACCAGATACAATCCACTCACCGCCATAGCAGTAAAGAAGCGTGAATTCCAAAACTGCCATACTTATAACCCTACAGAAGCCCACCTCGGTAATGAATCAATAGCAGAATTAAATGGCTATATAACCTACCAACATAGGCGTAAACGGCAGTCGGAAGAAAACAATACTGAAAGGCCGGACTTATTGCCGAAGTTTGAAGAACTACCACCGCTAATGTATGGAGATAAAGTGGTGGGGTTGATTATCAAGGAGGCTCATCTTAAAAGTGATGTGGTAATCAAATGAGAGCGGTACTTTACTCCAGCATCGACCTTGAACCAATAACTGTACTAAGACTTGAACCTTTTGCGGTAAAAAACTTAGTAGAAAATAACCGCGTAACCCTCCCAGTATTTGAATCAATTAATGTGGCACCTTATGCCAGTACATCACCAAAAGAAGTAAACTTCACAACGGTTGAGATTGTAGCTGAACACTTATTAATGTATGGCAAGAAAACTATGATTCTCTTTACCGCAGATGAAGAATCTGCATTGCTATTAAAATCGGTATTTCTTGCCGGACAACAAAAAGAATTAAAAAACATAAGAGCCGAAACTTACCATGGTGGGATGCTAAACGCTCTTAACAGATTTGGATTTTATAGAGACTAATATGAATAATTTAAGACAAGCTATGTTGGATGCAGGTGTAAAGGAGCCAAAAGTAGGCGAAGTAACGTGCAACTATTGCGGTAATTCTGCTGTGAGAGCCACAGGTAAGGATGTTTACCCCCACCGTAAGGATTTGTGGACAAAGATATTTTTTGTCTGTGAGCCATGTGATGCCCGTGTAGGATGTCATCCTAATACTGAGGAACCATTAGGGAATCTTGCCAATGTAGAACTAAGGCAATGGCGAATGCAGGCACACTCATTCTTCGATAATATTTGGAAGAAAAAACAACTATCCAGAGGTAAAGCTTATGCATGGTTGCGTAGCAAAACCGGACTTGACCACCATGCCTGTCATATTGGCTCAATGTCAATAGACCAATGTAAGGTGGTAATCAAACACTGTAAAGAACGTGAAGAACAATTGCAATCAATTGCACTGAGAGGGTAATAATGAATACTATAAAATTATGTGGGGCTATGTGCAATGATTGTCCTTTTTCAAAAAACTCAATAAGGGGGTTCTTGGCAACTTATACTATTGAGCAGATACGTTACTACTTAAATAATAGTGTTTACTTTATTTGCCATAAGCATGTTAAACAGGATACAGATAACGATGAATGCATGAGGGCTGTGAAGGCTGGTGAGTTACCGTTATGCCGTGGCTTTATGGAATGCATGGCAAAAAGCTGTATTGCCCCAAGAGACCCTGATTTGAACCGCATAAGAAATGCCGTAAAGAAAGATTTATCTAATAATAGTATGGACTGGATGCGATTTGTTCAGCACCATGATTTACTTTATACTCCAAAACCCTTAAATAATATTTGACAATTGAAATTATAACGGTATAATAGACCTACACTTTACGAAAACAACGGATTAAAAAATGGTTACTTTCTTATTATCATCAAGAGCTGCAAAACCTCTTTATAATGAATTGTTCCAAAAATACCATAGACACCTGCATGTTGATATTGAACAAGAAGGTGCGTTGTTTTTAATATCTGTAAATCCAAAAGAAGATACAGATGTATGTGATGACAAAATCAATGAGGTGGAAGATTATGCAATCGCTTTTACCGATAACTTGAACCTTTAATAATTTTTTCAAACGGATTAAATCAAATGTCAAACTTAAAACCAGAATCACAACAAGAAATTCAAGAAGCCATGGCGGTTATTTTGAAACACCTTAATTATATGGGTATCCGTGAAGCAGATGTTGGGAAGGTAATTTCCGACACTGTTCAAAAGGAACACCGGACAATTCAACAAACATTCTGGCGCACTGTTAATGAGGCCGCAACGGATTATGGGCGGTATGCTTCGGTAGACCTTCGTAATGAGGGTTCTCGTGAATGGTGTAACAAGGCCGCTGAAATTGAGGTGGTTCTTCCTTTCGTATGATTAATACTGGGAACTATTGCCCAGCTTGTATATGTTTCTTCACGGATGAAGAACTAACAAATGATAACGTGGCTGAACTTACTGAGTATGGGGCAAACTGTTATTGTCCTAATGGTTGTAAAGAAAGCATACACGGTATTGATAGGCAACTATTACAAGACTCGGATGAGTTGGAAGTATCGACTCCACAAATGGAAGCAGAATTTGAAAAGAAAATGGATGAACTCTTGCAACTAATATCAAAAGCCAATGACATATCTTCAAAGATGGAAAGATTGAGCTTTACTTACCAACATAACGAAGTGAGACCTAAAGACTTCGATAATTACTAATGGAGAAAAAATGAATACTTTACAAGAACAGTGGGAATCTTACCGAGACACAGTTATAAGCCCTGATGCCGGAAAAACTCAATTAATGGAAACCGAACAAGGATTTTATGCCGGTGCGGTAGCCACTATGCATTTAATGCAAACCTTTTCAGATTCACCTGAAGATATAGCGATTGAATTAACTGAAGGTTTGCATCAAGAACTCAATATGTTTTTTGAGGAACGAGGAAAGATGTTATTTAAACTGGTGCGAGAAGATGAAAGCAGAAAATCTAAGTAAATTGGTAATAGGGCAAGAAGTTATTTGCTCTGATGGGTTGGGAAGAGTATCTAAAATAACTGATAGTTTTCCTTACCAACATGTGAAGGTAAAAACTTATATAGGTAATCGCGGCTGTAATTGGGATGCCTGTAATATTGAAGCAACTGATATAAGAACAGGAGAGAAACTATGATTTGTAATCCAGCTAAGTTTTTTGTAAATGGTAATCAAGAATTATCTTTCGAGTATGAAGGGGGTTCAAAGCTTTATCATTTTTCTCCCCATGATAGTGGATTGAATACTACCTTCGATATGGATGTAGTTTTCTTTGCCAATGACCCGAAACATGCAAAGGATGTTTTATGTAGGATGCTCACTTTTAAATTAGGATGTTTGGTTACTTATACCGAACAAGCAGATTATCACTCCACTAATAGACAACCGGAACTAGATAGAACTAAAATGTATTTAGAAAATATAGGTAAGTGGTTAATAACCGAAGCACCAATGAACCAATTTTACTTAGCAGGGTGGGCGGCTAATGACACCATTTAATCAGGATGTTCATTACCAGATAATCAAGAACCTGTATAAAGGCCGTAAAGCCAAAAGAACCGATGTACCTTATATAACGCATATTGATGAGGGGTTAGTGGTCTTAGATACGCTCTCAGCCCCTTTAATAAGCAAACAGGGCTATTGTTTACATCCGGTGGTTCAATTAGATGAAGAATTACATAGGATGTTAGCTTATCATCCTAATTTATTAGCAGAATGTAATCCAGCTTCAATAATCATAGCCATGGAATACCGGCAACAACTCAATAGATTTTCCTCCCAAACTGTAATTAATCCACGAAGGCAATTGCTTATTAAGAATCTTAATGATGTGATGAGCAAAACACCTTATTTGCGACCAATGGCAATAGCAGATAAAGTTCAGAACCGGAAGGATTTTCTTACCTACCACAAAGGTAAACATCCACGCTCACAAGAGCTGGACTATTATTTTAAAACATGGCTCTATGATATACTTGAAGTTGATGAGGAAAAGTATTTGCGGCTTGCAAGTGCAATTGATTGCAATAAGGTGTTAGGTGAAAAAGATAATTGAAGGACTTGGGTACCGTATCGTATGTGATGGTGATTATTTGTATGTTTATTTACAAGAAAGATTTATAGGGCTAATTAAAAGGGATAATGAAGCAATGCCTTGGAAAAGCCCTACAGGTGAAACTTTGACACCTATAAATGTTAATGGTTTATTGATGGAACTGGGAAGAGGCGGTAAATAAATTTGACAATTAAAATTATTCAAGTATAATGAAGCTCACGAATAACAAAACGGATTAAAACAATGTTGGCCTTATCAAGAACTACAGATAAATTCAAATTCTATTCACCTGTTTATGCATCACGGGAAGAAGCTGAAAAAGCGGTAAGTGTTCATTTCCATGAAATAATCAAAACCCAAACCGCTCATGGAGACCCTGCTGACGGCTGGATGGTGCGGTCAGGGTTTGGTTGGGTTGAAACTAAACAGGTTGAAGTAACAAATGAAACAATCTAAACAGGCATGTGCGGCATTACTCGCACTTGAACAAGCATTCTCCCGAACTGCCAAACAAACAGATGAATTAGTGGTAGCCTTAACTACTATCAGGGAATCAATACCTGAAGTAACGGTACCTCAAATCAAAGCTGAACAGCCTTGGTATCGAATGAACCAAAAATACTAAACGGAGTAAATGATATGAATATTTGGCTATGGAGAAACCCTGCAACTGATTATTGCGGTGTTGTTGCCGGTAATAAAAAGGATATAGATGCTAACATAGATGAATCTATTGACCCTCACACAGTAGAGATTTTGAAATTAACTAATAAAGAAGCCTGTTGTTTTATGATGACTTTTGAACTAAGTTATTTTTCTGTGAATTACGGCACCAAAGAAAAACCAGATACCGGCACAGACTTTACTCAAAAAGAAAATACTGGTATTGAATTTGGGGAAACATTAAGAAACTTATTTGATGGGGATAGAAAGAAAATACTTAAACGGTGGAAACCTATGTATGCAAAAGGGGAACCTGACTTAATAGATAAAGTTTATATGGAGCATGGTAAATGATAATCACTGAAGGCAAACATTACAAGACTGTGAACGGGTTTCCAGTCTTGATTCACAACTATAACGGGAAAGGTACATTTTCTGTTAAGGGTTCCATATTCAAAAGGCATAAAGGGCGGCATATTAACCCACGCTATGAGATTTGGAAACCTAATGGAATGAACCGAGCAGTGGGGCCTTGGGAGTGGGACTTGGTAGAAATATCAATCGCTGAACTTAATGACCTATTTGAAAAACGGAAATGAGCTATGCCAGTTATAATCAAACGAAGAAAGAAAATTGTTGATACCAAACCAAAGAAGGATACCAGCGGAAAGCTTGTAGGTGAATTGGCGGCTCGGTACCCGAACTGGAAACCAACAATAAAGGAGTTTATACTGCGTCTAAGGCGCAATATGCTGATTCACTCATATCTGTATTATAAATTAGATAATCAACTTGTACCGGATACCTTGTGGCAACAATGGGCTGATGAGTTGGTGGAGGTACAAAAGGATTATGGTACTGATTGGGATTACTACGATGAGTGGTTTGCTGATTGGGATGGAAGCACTGGGTACCATTTACCTTCTGATGGTTGGGTGGTAAGTAAGTCCAATTTTCTTATGGGTATAAGTGGGGAAGGGAAATGCAATACAAGGTAATAGTGAACGGGAAAGATTCAGGAATAATCGAAACTAATTATGAGTGGGCTAAAATATTCTGGGCAAAGCATGAACGTATTACAGGTAGGCGTTGTGAATTGCAATTGATTGCACAAAGTTTGGATGTGGAACTTATAAAGATACAATCTGCATTGAGTGAACGCTTGGCTGGCAATGAGATTAAATTTGCTAATGAAAATAAATTTGACAATTAAAATTATTCAAGTACAATAGACCTACACTTTACCAAAACGGATTATCAAAATGAACGAATTACAAACTGCGTACATCAATCTTATTGTTAGGCGCGAAGAAATTAAGGTAAACCATCCAACTTCAAAAGGTGTCGGGTTTCTTATTGCTCAATGTGATGAGGCGAAAGACAAACTATCGGGGAAGGAGTGGTTAATGGCTTGTGAGCATTTAATATTGGAAAAAGGTCTAATGGTATGATGGAATCAATACATCTTGTGGTGCCTATGTGGTTTTTATGGGCGGCTACAATCTTTCTGTTTTTTTATACGGTTTCCACTATATTGGGAATGCTTCAATTGTTTTTTGCGTGGCGAATACACCTTATCAGAAAATCTATGGTAGAACGGATGATAAACCCCACTAAATCTAAGAGGAAAATGTAATGGGCGATAGGGCTGAAGGGTTCAAAGAACTGAATGAACATAGCAAGCAGAAACGGGCACATAATAGGCAATCTTCAAAGGAGATATTGGAGCGGTATGGGGTACCCTTCACTTCTCATAATGGGGAGGCACACTTTATTGTTTCTTACGGGAATCAGGTAATTGATTTTTGGGCTGGCACCGGAAGATGGAAGTTCCGAACTGGTTTACAAGGCAGGGGTGTGTTTAATTTGTTAAGCAGACTTGGAATTGAAATTGAAAACTAAGGTTATTATGAAAAATTTAAAAGTGTTTTCTGGGTGCTTTGATGGCATGAATGAACTGGTGGTGGCAACGTATACCCAAAGACGGGCGGCAGAGTTAATGAAGATACCTTACGGGACGTTCAGAACTTATGCAACAGTTACCGGAAACAAGCAACAATGTAGCATTGCTTTATCGAAACCCGAAACAGTATTTATAGGTAAAAGTGATTTCAAACACAACTACACTGAGCTAGAGGTGAGCTAATGTGCAACGAGAAACCTGTATGTGGTTATTGTAATGGGGCAAGTACTTGCCTGTATTGTGATGGCTCTGGAGAAAACCCTGACCCTGACCCTGATGAGGATGTTTCCTGTGAATACTGTGGAGGCAGTGGTGAATGTGGTGAGTGTAATGGGAGGGGGCATGAATAATATAGGCGTTAAAATTGAGGAACGAAAAAAGCCTTATGTGGCGATTGATGTTTATGGTCTTACATTTTTACTAACCAAGGAGGAAATAAAAAATAATAAGTACATGGTTGTTGATAGTGATGGGGAGGTATTACTTGCAAGAGATAAGCCGGTACTTTACAGTAATGAGTATCGAACTTTACGGGAATCAATAAAAGATATAGGAGACCCTGAGTTTTGGTTTTTTACAGATGATGCTGTAAAGATTGCGGTAATTGAATATGGCGGTGTTTGGACGGAATCTTGTATATTGATAAAGAAGCATATCCGAAGGAAGCGTAATGGTGCTGAGCCACGCATTAAACCACCAACGGACGTAACTTTAGAAGAGGGGGAACTAATATGGATAATGAGGTATCGGGAATACAAGAGAGAATACTTGTACTCGAAAAACAAAACAAAGCAATGTATCAAGCGATGGTTACAATTGCTAACAGCTTAAATCAAATTGCTCCACCTGCAATACAAGATGATGTATTTGGGGTAATGTTAGAACTTGAATGTATACTTGTACCGGAGAACCAACGTGGGTGAAATTTTAGTAGGACGTAGATACCAGCACATGAAGAAAGGAACAATCTACCGCGTGTTGGGAATATCAAACCTTGAAGCAGATGATGACCGAACAGACTTCGTGCCTCATGTATTTTATATTGACCAAGACCTTAAGCTATGGTCAAGACCTCTTATAATATTTATTGACCGATACAAAAGGTTAGACTAATGACTGAGACCGAACAACTTGACGTATTTCTTTATATAGATGCACAGGTTGAATGGGCAGAAGATGAAAGCACTGAGAAATGGATGGCGGCTTGCCATGATGCCACGGAAGCTTATAATGACATGCAGAATGGAAGGACGTTTCCATTTTTATCTTGTTACTTCGACTTCGATTCAATAATGATGGATTACTTAAAATACAAAGGATGCCATACAAGATGCCAGAACAACTAGGAACCCTATTTAGGGTATCAATATCCGGTGATTACATTAACACAGAACACTTCAATATAATCCGTAGAACGCCTTGTGGTGCTTGGATAAGAGTTGTGGCGGTCAATGGTTTGTATAGGGAGCGTTTCGTTAATCTAAATGCCGTTAAGCAATACGCTTCCGAAACTGAACCAGAAGCCATGGATTGTTTTCTTGCAAGAAAAAGAAGGCACCTTCATATTCTTCGTGGGCAGATTAAGCATATTGAACATGCATTAAATATGATTAAAACCGGAAACTTTAAACACAGAAGCATCTGCGACTTCGCAGGTATCGAATTATTCTAAGGAAACTTAATGACTAATGAACAAACAGCAGTAATGCTGCAAATGATTGCATCCAATTTACAGGATGCTTTAATTCAAGCCGATGAAGAGCTTGAGAACGTACCTAGAGTGCAAATAACCACATACCTTGGTAATCCATTAAAACACGGACTAATACCCCTTACACAGAACGACAGACCTGACCTTTATGAGACTACAGAAGGTAATGTTATGGCGTTAGAACCTTTACGGAATGTTCACAGTAGTATTCAGAACTATATTGACGGGCTACTATTAGCTCATAACTTCACTGTACAGGAATTCAAATAATGACTACAACACTTAAATCTACATCCACTTTTAGAAAACAACCAGTCCAACATAGAATGAAAGTTCACTGTATTTTTTTAGATGCGGCTACGGTCTTTGAATATGATGGAGACTGGCGTACAATATTTAAAATGGCAAGCTATAAAGCTAATGGTTACCAAAAGAAAATGTTTGAAACCATGGCAAAAGCTACCATATCTCAAATGGATGATTTTGTGATTACTTTAATAAAAAATACTAAACAGGTGCGGTATGAAAAAACTACTTCAGCAACATAAAGACCAACTACACAATAGGGAACTTAATCTAGAAACATTAAGGCGTGAATTGGAATCAAAAACTAATTATTATTTAGCTGTAAAATCAGAAGTTAATTTTTATGAAATGCAGATACATGAAGCACGAAGTAAAGGGTTACGTGAATTCGATTCTCAAGACTTCATACCAGAAGCAAAACCAAAAACTGAGACATTGATAAGTATGGCTATGGGAATCCTCAAGGATGCCTTTGAGAAAGCCCCTGATTATGCTCATGGGTGGCATTGTAATTTGGCAATGAGTTTCTTGGATGCCGAAACCAGTAACGCTGGGCAACGATGCATGATAGACGTATGCAATGATGGTGCTTCCAGATTTATGAAGGTGGCCTTCGGTATTAAGACAAGCAGAAACATGTTAAAGCGTAGAGGTAGTGATGAGCCACAATGAACAGATAGCAAAATTACTGGAGTTATTACATACTTCCGCATTTGAGCGTGGGGATAATACCGATAGGGCTTTATTGTTCTTGTTATCCGAACGTAGGGACGAACTACCGGCTTTAAATGATGATTTCATGGATTCATTCAAGGAAGGCGGTGTTGGCTCTGTAATCGACTTCAGAAAGTCTGCAATACGTTGTTTGCTTCAAAGCAGTCAAGAGTTTTGGCGTTGCTTTGAACGTGTACAGCGGATGTGATTTGACAATATAAATTATATCAGTTAATATAAGGCTACCATTAAATAACAACGGAGTAAATGATGGCAACTGGTAAAAAAAGAATAGGCGTATCAATAACAGAAGGGGGGTACATTGAATTGGAGCCTCACGAAGATGAACATGTTATTGAAGGCCTAATACGAGGTAACGACTTTGCGGAATTAAAAGACCGAATAGTTGTTACTCATTTTGAAGGTAATGCATGGAGTGAATCTAATGAGTAATGTATTAATAGAATGGACGCAGGAATCTACCCACCCAAAACAGGACACTAATTGCTTATTTATGTTGACTAACGACATGATTATTTCTGGTATTTATACAAACAATACATACATTCCAGACATTACCTCCACAAGTCATAAAGTAAGGTGCTGGTGTGCTGTAGAACACAAACCACTTGGAGAAGCGTATGGCTACTAAAGCAGATTTAGAAAAAATAATTGAAGAAAAGGATACCTTGGTATCTGATGTTATTGGGGAAAAAGCCAAACTTGAACAAACCATAAAAGACCTTGAGCGAAAAGTTCGTGATGCAGTAAGTGAAGCTAATGAGGTGGGTAAAACTTGTGCAGTATATGAAGCGCGAATAGAACGGGTAAGGGAATCAATAAACACGGTATTAGCTACAAAATATCCTGAAGCAACACCAGCAGACCCTTATATTTATATCGACCCGAACGCGCCAAAAGCACCGAAGGTTGAAGAATTATTAATGTATCAATATTTATTAACTATTGTAAGTTAGTTGCAATCAATTGCACTGGAGGCAGTATGGCACTATCAGATACCAATATGTTGAATACTGATGGTTTTAGAAAAGCCATGTTCGATGTATTGAATAAAGAAATGTTGGAGGCGGCTGAACCAATAATTCAACAAGCCTTAAAGGATGCCGAAAAACAAATGAGAGAAGCACTTGCACAGAAAATTATAGCGGTAATAAGTTCCGATTATTCTGTTGAAAGAATGCAAAATCAAATAGTTATAACGGTAAAACAAGCGGTAAAAGATGGGAGTCCTTTTCAATGATTGAGAAGTTGATTCTTGAAAATCGAACTAATATACCTATGGCTGAATTACTTACCCACGTTGGGCAGGTATTAGCCATAGGTAGAATTAGCAATAATGATGCTCAATATTGTTACGCTACAAAGTTTGATGATGGCATTATAATTTATTCTGGGCTGAATGATAGTTCAGACAGATTAACTATTTCTACTTACAAAAAAGAAGAGGAAACAAATGTACAAAACGACAGTTGAAGGTGAGGGCGGTATCTATGCAAAAGTGGTTGAACATTCAAGCAATCCACTTTATCCAGATATACCAGAGCTATTTACCTTGGAATTAAAATATCATAGATATATCCATGCGGAATTTATGACCCATAGAGTATTTAGCCGTAATGCTTCAAGCAGTAGAGCGGTTCCAGTGAAACGGGTACTTGATAATATAAATAACGAACCAGCTACACCTGTTCATTGGGGAAAAAATAAAGCCGGTATGGAAGCAGATGGTGAACAAGATACACCGGTGTTTATTATGGGGAAGGAGTATTCTCCACAAGAAGCGTGGGAACTTGCCGGAAAAGATAAAGCTATATTTGCTGATGCATTCAATAAAGCTGGGTACCATAAACAAGTTGTAAACAGATTAACAGAATCTCATCAATTTATTAAAGTTGTGGTTACTGCAACAGAATGGGATAACTTCTTCGGGTTACGAATAGCACCGGATGCTCAACCTGAAATTCAAGAACTGGCAAACTGTATGCGTTCAGCTATGAATTTCAGTACACCTGAAAGGCCTGTTAATGGAATGATGAACAAGAACAATTCAGACCCTTATACCCACTTACCTTACTTACAGGATGCTGATTATGAAAGATACTACAATGGGGACGTTACACTTGACCAGCTTTGTGCTGTTTCATCCGGTAGATGTGCGAGAGTTTCTTATTTAAACCATGATAAGTCACAACCGGATTACTTATCAGATATTAAACTGCATGATGATTTGGCGGCAGTAAGGCACATGAGCCCTTTTGAGCATGTAGCCAAACTTATGCTTAATAATGACCCAGACGTACCACCAATAGGGGCGACTCATAGAGACCTTGAGGGTAACTGGTGGTCAGGCAATTTCAAGGGGTGGACTCAATACCGTCAGATTATGTAGTGCAATTGATTGCAATTAAATTTGACAATTAAAATTATTCATGTATAATTAACTCACACTCAACAACAAAACGGATTAAATATCATGGCTACTCAAATTAAACAAAACTGGTTTGAAACATTAAATCAATCTTTGGATTCAGAAGGGTTGGTTGATTCTTGGGAATTTGGCTTGAATATCGGGTACGGGGAATCGGCTTCAACTACCCATGATGACGGCACAAAATACGGACATTATATTACAATCTTTCGTAATAATAACGGCATGTATGAAAGACCTGTTCATTATGCCCGTGGGTAACATGGAATAACCGCCACGGATGGCTTAACACTTTGAGAGGTACTGTGATGGATGATTTTGAATGTGATGAGGAAGATGGTTTTGATTGTGACCAATTAGTTGAAGAAGCTATCGAAGCTCGCAACGATGAATGGGCTTCCATACAATCTGATATAGATGCCCAAGGATACGGTTTCTATTAATTATAACAATGCCATGGATGGCTTTTACGGAGATAAAAAATGGTACGTGTAAATAAACAATGTGAAGATGAAGTGGTGCTTCAGGACTTTAAAACCCTTGGGGTTATGTTATTATCCGAAGCGGCAATTATTGCTAAAGAAGCAGGATGTTACTTAACTTGGAGACCTGAACAGGGGGTGGTGATGGCTTATATTAGGGGTATAAAATGAACATTCCAATTAGTAAAGAAGGAGGCCTTGAGCCTCACTTAACTTTCTGTCTACGTTGTGGCGGTGATGGTGATGAGTTGACTATAGGTGTATTAAAAAAAGCACAACTTGATAATGGGCAATGGCTTTACGCTAACCGAGGTGAAGTCAAAAGGGCAGAAAGGTCTGTAATAAAGCAGGGGTATAAGGGGCATATAAGCCCATGGCAACCAGTATTGGAATGTGAGAAGGTACCAGCTTCACAACCCTGTAAATCTTGTCAAGAAGAGATAATAGCTATCAGTGAAGTTGTTGAAGCTGGGGGCGTGTTTTTACGATGTGCAGAATGTGGCTTACAGGGTGCTTTACGACCCGAAAATGAACTTGCTAAAGATGTACGTAAAGAATCTGGTATCATGGCACCTGACCCCGTAGGATATGAACATGAGGGTTGTTCAAAGGGTAATATGATTCTTCCTCACTGTGGAGGTCAATGTGGCAGTACGGATTCTAAAGAAAAAACGACTCACTGATAGGTATGCATCTGAAATAGAAAAATACCCACCACTAGCTATACTTGTTCAACATGCTTGGGCTAATGGTGGTCACAATTTACCTTCTTTCATCCGAGGGTTAAGTTGTGTCGATAGGTCAATGGGTGGAAACAAAAAACTTTTAGATGAATTAAACTTTTTAATCGAAATAGCGAGGCTAAGAACGTGAGTAAAAATAAAGTAAAAAAGGACATGCAGGAATTTGTGGTAACTGGTATATTTCCAGCGATGGCGTTAGAGGATGGAATAAAAAGCTTTACCGTTAATCACATGGTATCTGCTTACACCAAACAGGCGGCTTGTAGAGAATTTAAACGCTTCGGTGTTGTGCAAATAGCAGAAGGTAGATTTTTAAATACAGCCAGTGCTGTAATGATTGTGGCTTCGACTGAACATGAATTTGAAAAGGCACGTAACGAACAAAAGGCATTAGCTGAAGCAAATAAAGTTGACGAAGTTGTTGAAAAATCCGATGGCGATAACGGTAGCTGATATTAAACTCATTGCAAAAGGCAAGGATGCCGAGCAATGGAGTAAAAGAGTTGGGATGTTTACTATTAAGGATAAGGAGATAAAAACAAACCCAGAATTATGTTTGAGTGTATTCAGTAATGTGGTTGTAGTTCGGGCTGAATACATGTTTGCTTATGGTGGTATCGAATACACTGGCATAAGTGATTTATTTGAACAACTAATTGAAGGTGATGCAGTACCGAACTACGAACTTATTTTTGAAAATAATTTATTTGTTAAAGCTAAAAAGGTAGAACTATGATAATTCATTATTTATTTATAGGGTGTATTGTTGCCATCTTATTAAACAAGCGACATTGTTACGAAAATAAAAGGTCTGGGTACCCTAAACCTGATTGGGTAGATGGGGTTATTGTTGTGGTTTTATGGCCTATATGGGTAACTTATGCATTTTGTGGCTTTATTAAATCTATATTAAAACAACTAAGGGAACTATAATGAGATTGATTGGTTTGGCTGGTAAAGCAAGAGCTGGAAAAGATACTATTAATATGACCTTACAGGAATTTAAAAACACCGGATGCTATGGTTTTGCAGACCCGTTAAGAAGGGCGGCTTCTGAAATGTTTGGTCTACCTGTTGAGGAATTTTATGGGGCGTTTCCTGACCGAGAAGAAGAAGTAACCTACTGGGGTTTCAGTCGAAGAGAAATGCTACAATTGCTTGGTACTGAATGTGCAAGGAATGTATTTAGAAATGATTTTTGGATTAGACGTGCAGAATTACATTTAACTCAATTGAAATGTGACACCGAATTTACTATGGTGATAACAGATGTTAGATTCAATAATGAGGCTTCATGGATTCGTAAGCTTGGTGGTGTTATAGTCCATATTGAAAGACCGGATTCTGAAGAAATAGAGAGCAATCAACATGCTTCGGAGAATGGGGTGCGTTTCTGGAATGGTAATGGGGAAATGCAGGGGGATATTCGTTTTATAAATGACAGCCCTAATTTAGATGAATTGGCTGTTAAGGTAAGTAATCTATATTTGGAGATAACTGAAAATGGCTTTGGTAACATTTCCTTCGGGAACTAATCAGCAAATATTTGTATCCTTTATGGAGGATAATTACAACCAAACTGACTATGAGGATAGAGGGGAAAACGGGGTACACCTACGAAGCTATGTTTTAAATGATAGTCAATCTTCGGTGGACTTTGTATTCAGTTTAGGTGGTGCTATTGAGGACTGCGTAGGACATTAAAATTTTTTCACAACCCTAGCTAATCAGTGGGGCATATAACTGGTAGCAACGGAGACAGGGTATTTTACCTCGGTAGCATAAACGGTAACTTCTGCTATTAGTTTTTTCACCTTGGGCGAAGTCGTCTAAATCAAACGAGATTGATTAATCAAGGGCTGGTTAAGGCTATACATGAATTGGGGTGTATATTGCCCCCCAGCCCTGATGCATTAAATAAATTTGACAATTAAAATTATGTAAGTATAATTAGACCTACATTAACACCACGGAGGAAACATGAAAATATTTAACTTTAGTAAAAATGGCGCATCTGGTACCAAAGCTCAAATCAATACATTGGGTGGAAAGGGTGCTGGTTTATGTGAAATTGCAAACCTAAAAATACCGGTACCGGCAGGATTCATTATTCCAACTACCGCCTGTATGCACTATTTGAATGCACCTAAATTTAAAAAAGCAGAAATAATTAATGAAACTATGACCCATGTTATTGAGCAGATAACTTGGCTAAAAGAATTATATGGGTTCCATCCTTTATTGTCCGTTCGGTCTGGGGCAAGGGTATCAATGCCTGGCATGATGGACACTATATTGAATGTTGGGCTTACTGAGGAATCGGAACCATTTTGGGAGGAACGCTTGGGGCGCAGGGCTATGTTGGATTCTAAACGTAGACTAATGCAAATGATGGGAACCACCGCTTACGGTATTGATTCTGAACTGTTTGAAGATGCACTATCCAAGACAAAAGGGGTTCTTGAAGATTCGGATTTGACCGAAGATGATTTAACTAAGGTGGTTACTGATTATGAAGCAATTTATGGTAATCATTTTCAGGTGGATTCTTGCTTTGAGGTTCCACTTTATGACCAGCTACGTGATTCTATTGTGGCGGTTTGGGATAGCTGGAATAATCCACGCGCCAAACATTATCGTAAAATGCATGGCTATTCAGATGAATGGGGTACCGCTGTAACGATACAAGCCATGGTTTTTGGTAACTTGAATGATAATTCATGTTCAGGTGTATTGTTTACTAGGTGTGCTAATACGGGCGATATTGGGACGGTTGGAGAATACTTGGTTAATGCACAAGGCGAAGATGTTGTTGCCGGTATCCGAACACCTGACCCACTATATAAAATGGCTGAATGGAATGAAACGGTGGAGCTGGAATTGTTGGAAATTGCACAACGATTGGAAGCTTACAATAAAGATATGCAGGACATTGAATTTACTATAGAAAATGGGAAGGTTTATATCCTTCAAACCAGAAACGGTAAACGGTCTGCCCAAGCTGCATTTAAAATTGCTTATGACCTGTATTCTGAAAAGATAATAACTAAAACAGAAGCACTTAAACGGGTATCCTATAAAGAGTTTGAATTACTGCAACAGGCAAACATTAATCCTTCATTTAAAGTGAAACCTACCGGCACAGGAATACCTGCTTCGGGTTCAGTTGTTTCCGGTATCGTTGCCTTATCTGCTGAGTTTGCAATCAATTGCACTGGGGATGCAATCTTAATTGCAAAGGAAACTACACCGGATGATATTGAGGCAATGGAGGCTTGCGTTGGCATATTAACTCAAACCGGTGGAGCAACTTCACATGCCGCTGTTGTGGCAAGGGGTTTAAATAAGTCTTGTGTGGTTGGTTGCACCGAACTACACGAACTTGGCTACGGGGCTTGGAAGCTTGGTAAATGTGCGGTTAAAGAAGGTGATTTAATTACTATTGATGGAAAAACTGGCAATGTTTGGTTTGGTATTGAGGTTCCTATTACGATGGGGGAATTATCAAATGAAGCTAAATCATTATTGAATTGCATAACTAAACAAAAAGGAACTATTAACCGAATAACTGATTATAATGGAGAAGCACTTTCCTTAACTGAAGATACTTACATTGATACTTTCAATTTATCTGGTGATGACGGGATACAATCATTACTTTTAAACCTTACGATAGGGGAAGGTGTCAAGGTGTTTTTGGATATGACCCTCAAACACTCCTACTTGTCTGATTCTGATAAAGCCTTTATGGGCGCGTTTGGGGATGTTTTTGATTCTCCCTATGAGGTTATGCGTAAAAAAATAGAAACCCTTAACACGCATGTCTCATCATCCAAAAAAGACTATTGTTTGCTACTACCTGCCGAAACCGATAAGGATTTATTGGATTCTTTGGTTACAGAGGGTTGGGAGGTGGCACAACAACTAACAACTTTGGGGGATGTTCTTGATGCAGATGGGTACATAGAACAAACACCTGAACTTGAAAAAAACATTGGTTCTTCGGAGCTAACAATTAAACTTTTATCTATGGCGGCAAAATCCGGTAAGGAATTTAACACGGTTCCTACATCAATAAGTAACCATGCACTCATTCACAAAACGCTGGGATAACCGGCAAGGACTGGTATAATGAACTTAATGGAGTCAAACACTAAATTAGGTAAAATTATGAGCTTTGAAACATGCCCTCATTGCCGTGCTAATCAAGCTTGGTATGAGCAGGAATCACAACAAACTTTAACCCTTAAATGTATATGTGGGTATTTACGGGTTGTGTATGAAGAAACCGCTAACGGTATTATCATGCACACTGTACCAAGAACTAAGGTTGTATTGCCGGAAAAAGGTAGCAACTTATCAATCTATTTAGGGGTAATTGCATCAAGATACCCTGAAGATATTTTAACGGGAACCGTGGCTGGTCAAGTAAAAGAAAAAAGCAGTTTGACTGCAAGCAAAATGATGGTACTTCAACACAAAGGTTTGATTGAAAAAGTTGAAAGTGCTAAGGGGAAGGTTGGTGGTTCCACTTGGAAGCTAACCAACATAGCAGTAACTTTATTAAAATTGGGAGCATAACATGGCCTTAGCAATATCTTTATACTCAACTTCAGATTTTTATATTAATGATATTCAGGTAAAGGTTGAACGGATTTACCACAGCAAACGATATAAGCTTAAAGTAATTGGAAAAAGTATTGATAAAATCTACGAAATTACTGACAGGAATCAAACAGAAATTTTACCTAATGTGAGAGTTTCTGCTGGTGATAATGTGGATATTACAAAGGAGGTGGTTAAGGCGGTAATTGATGCACCACTTACACTGAAAATTCTACGTGGTAAATTATGGCGTGAAGCCGAAAAGGAAAAAGCGAATGCAGAAGCGGAATGAAGTTGACAGGTTATCTGACTTGAACATTACTGATGACGTTTTACACAAGGCAACCTTACTAGGTTTTGGTGATTGTTCAAAAGATACTTTGATTCAATTACGAGAAGCCTTGTGGTTGGCTGTAAAGACCAAACACTTCCACGGCAATATGCGATATAAGGATTGGGTTTTTTTAGTCAAGAGACGCACTCTAATAGGCTTACATTTAATAAAATGTAATTCGTGTGATGATTCCAAAAGAATAACGGTTTATGAAGAATGCCCTGTTTGTTATGGGGATGGATGCAAACGCTGTAATGGTAAGGGGGATGTGCGAGGTATGATACCTTGTCCAGATTGTTCAGCTAAACGATAATTGACAATTAAAATTATTCAAGTACAATTAGAAATACTAAACGGAGTAAATGATGGCGCAAAGCTTTACCAATTTGTACCCAGCAACGTATTCATATAAAACAACTGAGGAAAAAACCAATGGCACTATTAGAAGCATTTAACACTTTGTACCCCTATGAGGGTGATTATATCCAAGGTGGGCATAACGGGTATATTGTCTTTCAATTACCAAGTGGTAGGGCGGCATTCGTATTTGGAGGCCCCTATATGGCAAGACCATCTGATAAGTTTGGTGTGAAAATGGCAGAAGAAATAAACCTACCTTTTGATGTTAGTGTTCCGACTGAAGATTATTCGGTTCCTAATGTTGAGCAGTTAAGGCGTGGGTTAATAAAAACAATGGTAGCTATGCATAAAGGTGAAGCTATTTATGTTGGTTGCCTGGGTGGAATTGGTAGAACTGGATTATTTATAGCCTGTTTGGTTAAGGTGATGTATCCTCATTTAGAACCGGTACAATTTACCCGACTTGAATACCTATCACACGCAGTTGAAACTAAACAGCAAATGGATTATGTAGAAAAACTAAATGTGGATGATATTAGAGACCTTGTTAGGCTAATGTAAATTAAATTTGACAATTAAAATTATATCAGTACAATAAGTCTTAGATATGCAATTCACGGAGGTCTAAATGAAACTTGAACAAGATACATTGGCAATGCAAATGAATAGGCCAATGACTCAACACTTAGATAAAAGCATGGTGCCGGTTGATGGGCTTGTAACTGCTATGAATGATTACATGGATAATCAATCTAAATATGCTGTGCCAGAAGAAGAGGCAATAAATTTTTATTTAACTAATCATATTTTATCTGAAGTGATGGCCTCCACAGGAAAACACGAACCACTAGGAGATAAGTTAATTCTGGTTATGCGTTACCAAGAGGAATTATCTAAATCAGCGGTTCGTATGTTCTATTATTTACTTTTGATTTGTACACGGGAATCAAGGCATGTTTACGATGACTACGACTGGTCAGGGGCGGCTAAAAAACATGGTGATGACCCTATTCAATTTACTAAATCAATAAGCCATGAATCCTCCACCGGTGCCGTAAAACGATTTAGAGAAACTACCCACTTATTTATACTTGGGAGATACACCGGACACTTATTGGATTTATTTAATGAAGGTAGTTTTTCCGGTGGGTATGGTGGTAAGGCATGGGGGGAGGTGACTCAATGCCTCCACAACTTCGTTACAGGGGTTTATTCTGCTGAAATGATGATGGATACCGCCTTCACTCTTTGTCACAATAACGGGCCTATATTTAATAAAGGAATGTTGTTCTCATCTTACGATTCTTATGAGATTGTAAAGATTTTAGATGTACAACGTGCTGGGCAGATACCTCAATTAATTGATGGTAATGAATCCCCCTTTATAAATAATACACACCGAGACTTCCGATTACAGGCACAAGCCATATTAGGCGAATCTGTTTCCGGCTACGTGGATTGGTTTATGGTTGAACAATTAGGGGCGGTTCAAAATTATGTTTCTCTACAAAAGGAACAAGTTAAAAAATATGGGGTACCTAAAAACCATGCCGATAAACTTGCCACTATTAAAAAGGCACAAGAAATAAAACAACTTCAAGCTGATTTGGCCTTGAACGAAGAAAACAAAACTTGGTTCCAAGTCACACCAATTGAGAAAGTTAAAAAAGTAAAAATGATAAGGGCATAACTATGAGTTATAAAAAACCGGCAACCTCTATAGGTTTCACCTCTACCCACAAACGGTGTTGTGAATCACACCCAGCACTACCTATCACTATTGAAGGTAAAAATTACTTTGTCTATGGTGGTTCGTGTTCCAAACCAATACACCTTGACGCTGATATTTATGTAGGTCTTGACACCTCCATGAAATTAACTGAAAAGGAATACCCTTGGAGTGCTGGACACGAAATAGGATTCTTCATTCAGGATATGGGAACCCCTAAAGATACAGTTGAATTTAAAAAGTTAATTGAATGGCTCTCAGTGCAATTGATTGCAAATCAGAAAATACATATAGGTTGTATAGGTGGGCATGGTCGAACAGGGCTTGTATTAGCCGCTTTATATAAAAACGTAACCAATGATAAGGAGGCAGTTACTTACGTTCGGGATAACTACTGTAAGAAGGCTGTAGAGTCACAAAAACAGATTGAATACCTGCATGAAGAATTCGGCATAAACAAAGTAAAGGCAACAAAGGATTATTCTTTCTATGATTCTGATTTTGGAAAAAATAATGTATCAGCAATTCCAACCAAGCAATTCAGCTCAACCTTTGAAGTTGACTGTATGCAATCCTCTTTATCTATCTGGTAAATAAATTTGACAATTAAAATTATATGCGTACAATAAAAACTGTTATCTAATTATTTTATACCACGGAGGAAAAACTAATGGCTATTATCGTGAAACAAAAAAATCCAATTAAACTAATACAGGCTTTCAATTGTTCGGAAGCCATATACGAAGAACTGCTTAAATGTGGCGGTACTTTAAAAACAACCACCAATACTATCCAGTTCTTATTTGATGGTATAGTGATTCAAACCGTACCTGTTAAAGCTGGTGCCTTATCCATGGCAACATCTGGCACCTTGGGTTCAGCATCTAAGGAGGCATTAAGTTATAAGATAAAAAAGGCACTTGCTGAAGCATTAACCTATGTTAAGCAAAATGGTTCTGTAAAATTTACATCACCATCAAAATTACCTAAAGCACCTTCAGTACTACCAATGTCGGAAGGGGGTTTAATAAAAAATAAACCTTTGGTTGCAGGTGTCGATTTTGCCGCTCACATGAAAGATAAAAAGATAGCTTTATCTAATGCTACAACCATGTATCAACCTGTATCTTCAACCACAGGTTCTTCGGTATATCATGTGGTTGGGTTATCTACAGACCTAAAGGTAGCGGCACGGTATAAGAACACTACATTATCTGTTCGGGTTGAGGGGAATGTGTTGAAATTTATTTCTGAATTAAAGATAGCTGGGTTGAATGTTGACCCTGCGGAAAATGGCTATGTTTCAATACACTTGGATGTAGGTACAACTGTTATGGCTAAACGGACACTGGGGGCTATTCTTTCGGGGATACCCAAACTTGAAACACCTATGCCGGACTTATCCTTAATTTGCGGTAAAGGCGCATGATTACTTTAAAACAATATTACGCTATGAAAGTTGGTGATGTCTTTGAGCTATGTACTTTATTTAAAGGCCTATCACTTGAAAAAGTATTATGGCAATGCACCGAAGCTAATAAGGATGGTCTTATTTTTTCTTTATCCTTCTTCGGGGTTTGGTTGTGTGACTTTCGTATGCATCTAAATGCCAAGCAAACCACCGTACTGATTAAGGAGATAAAACCATGAGCGCGAATCAGTTCTATCCTATTGCGGATTGCATAAGTCTTAATTTAAAAGTTAAAAAACACGTTGCATCTGGAAAAGAAACTAAATCAATTACACTTAAAGGAAAATCAAAACTCCATTTAAAAACTGAGATAATTGCATCTTTCTATAATGACTCACGACAACAAGCAGGAATTGTTACTCATATTAAGGGGAACTTGTATCTTGCAACGATGTATAATGGTTCTACCGATAACATAAGCAACTGGTTAATTGATGGCTCATTAGTCGGGTTCACTATCGACAAAAAATTAAACTTTCTACGAAGGTGTTTATCAATAAGGGAATGCTCAGATAAACTAAGCCATGGCATAATAAAAATGTGGGCAACGGAAGTAAAAAAGCATACCAATATAGATGACTGGAAAAAACTAAGACTACCATGAGGAAAACATAAATGCCTAGATTATTACTTTGGAGTTCAGCACACCCAGCAACACTTAAACAAGCAATTGGAACCGCACTTTATAACTGTGGAATGGAGTTTATTCAGGTTCCAATTGGAAACACCTTACCGAAGATGCAACACGGGGATGTTGTACTAGGTATGGGGCAACAAGCTTTGGAAATTATACAGAAGGCTTCGCTTCTTCCAAAGGGTAGAAAAATCGGCTCCATGCGTGGCAAAGAATTAAAACTGCATTCTGGTAAATGCTCAATGTTCTTTACTTATTCACCTTCAATAATTGAGGTGGATTATGGTAAGAAGCCTGAACTTCTTTGGGATGTTAAATTATGTATTAGGAAAGCATTAACCGGAAAACTACAACCGGTTCTTGGTGAGTATAAATGGGTGGATGATTTTACTGAAACCATATCAGAAATAAAAAGAATAAATAAAGAAACTAAACATCCTGTAGAAATATCAATAGATTTAGAAACCGTTGGTTTAGACCCTTGGACAGATGGGGTGTTTATTGTTTCCATATCAGTTACTTTTAAAAACGGTCAGGCGCACCTTATACGCTTCGATTCTGCTAATGATGATAAACAACCGGCAGGTAAATTTTACGACACCTTAGAACCCAATATACAGCCTATAAATGTAATGTTATTGAAGCAGATAAAATGGTTGGTTGATTCAAAGATAATAAACTTAAAGGGTGCTAATTTTAAATTTGATATGAACTGGATGCAGAACCACTGGGGTATAACTAAATTTAGTTCTTTTAAAATGGATACCACTTTGGTAGGTTCATTGTTGGATGAAAACCGCTCAAATAGTTTAAACAACCACGCTAAAATATACACTAGGATTGGAGGTTATGATGACGAATTCAACGCCAAAATTGACAAGTCTCGAATGGATTTGGTTAATGATACCGATTTGCTTAATTATGCTGGTGGCGATACTGATGCTGGTTTACAAGTTGGTAAATCACTTAAAAAATTATTGGGAAAAGATACCGCTTTGCGTAACTTCTATATTAAGCTTTTACATCCAGCAACAAAAGCTATTCAAATTATGGAGCAAAGGGGTATGGTTGTTGACGTTGCTCAATACGAGGTACTACGTCATCAAGTCCAAGAAGAAATTACACGAACAAGCAACACGGCTAAAGCATTTATGCCGATGCAACTTAGGGTAAAACATAGCAAAACAAAAAGTCCTATAGGCCCCTCAATGATAAAGGACTATCTATTTAATAACCACCATGGGTTGAAGCTTACACCTATTATGGTGACGGAAAAAACCGGTAAGCCTTCAACTGCAATGGAGCATATTATTCAACTTTCGCATAAGAAAGGAAAAAAATATGAGAAGGTTAAGGAATTGGTGGAATTATTATCAGCCTACAATTCTGCTTCTAAAACAATGTCTACTTATATTGTTGGGTTTCTAAAACATCTTCGTACAGATGGTAAGTTTCATCCAACTTATATGCTTCATAAAGGTGAGTACGGTGATTCAGGGGATGATGCCGGTACAGTAACCGGAAGAACATCTGCAAAAGACCCTGCCTATCAAACAATACCAAAACATACAATATGGGCAAAACCTCTTAGAACGGTTTATACACCGCCTAAAGATATGGTGATATTAAATGGCGATTACTCTCAAGGTGAACTTAGGGTAATGGCTTGTATATCTAATGAAGAAAATATGTTGAATGCTTACCGTAAAGGTATAGATATGCATTTAATAACCGGTGCTTCAGTTTACGGTATTGAGCTGGAAGAAGCATTGGCAATGAAAGCAGAAAAACATCCTGACATAAAGATGATTCGACAAGGTGGCAAAGCTGGAAACTTTGGACTTATTTATGGAATGTCTGCAGAGGGGTTTGTTATCTATGCCAAGAAAACTTATGGTGTTGATTTAACCTTAAAAGAAGCGGTTAAGTTTCGGGATACTTTCTTTGAGCAAAACCCACGAATATTAATGTACCATGAGGAATACATAGCTTATGCACATGCGAATGGGTTTGTTAGAAGCCCACTGGGGCGCATTAGGCACCTACCCTTAATAAACTCATACGACAGGTCTGTTGTGGCAAAGCAGGAACGTCAAGCTATCAATGCACCGGTGCAATCAACTTTATCTGATATTGGTTTATATGCGATTGCTAAATTAAGCAAAAAATACCCTGAACTTTGGGTTAATGGATTTACCCATGATTCTATAACTGCTTATGTTCCTAAAGATGAAGTTCAATTATGGGCACACAGGATGAAGGATACTATGGAAAACTTGCCACTTAAAAAGGTGTTCGGGTGGAACCACCAAATACCCTTTTCTGTAGATATAGAAATAGGTATAAATAACATGGCTGAATTAGAAGAACTTGAATTGGAGAATACAGAATGGTGCGATTAACTGAAAATGGTAGAAAACGGGTGGTGGTTTGTGCCGCTATTAAGTACGGTGAATTAATTATCTGTAGTGCAAGGCATTACGATAAGCGAATGCATAAGATTTTGAGATTTATAAACAAAGACCAATTACCACCGGATAAAGAAATACAAGGATTTATTGACCAGTTTGGAACCTTCATGGATAGATTTGAGGCTATGGAAATTGTGCTTGGTAATAAGCAATCATTGGATGTAGAAAGGAATGGTGGTGAAATAAAAGAACTGTATAGCGAAGGACTATATTAAATAAGATTTGACAATTGAAATTATAACGGTATAATAGACCTACACTTACCAAAACGGATTAAATCATTATGAAAACAATTGTCTTATTTTTAAACATGGGAACCATTGACGTAAAAGCTGAATGGGATAATGGTGCGGTTTTTGTTGATTCAAGAAGAAATAAATGGTCAAAAACTGATGAAGCTAATTTGTTGAATACTTATGACCGCGTAACATTGATGTATAAAACTGGTTCAGAACAATTAAAATAAATTAAATATTTATTT